GGTGTTTGCCCCCCGCAGGGACCGGCCCTCGGGAAGTACCTTGAAACGTTGTATTTGTGCCGAAATGTGGCGCGCGTGCCACACATGGCATTGACATATCTCGCGCTCATGTGTTAGGCGGCTCGCCCTTCGCTGCCACCACGTCACGGTACGTCTTGCCGTAGGCGATCCACTGCACGCTGGCTGCCGATGCATGCTTGTGCCACTTGTGCATCAGGTCGCGCATGGGCATCAGCCCCTGCTCATAATCCCAGCGGATAGCCGCAACGATATGGACAGGGATGCTGCGTGGCCTGCCCACATGCCCACGGTCCAGATGGGTGGGTGCGCCCTCTGGCGGGATGAACACGGGCACAGGGTATTCAGCCACGGCGTGCCTCATGCATGCGGCGCACCTCACGGCTGCGCTGTACCAGGCACAGCACGATGGCCACCACGTATGCGATGGACAGGATGGCGACGACGCCCACCAGCAGGGTGTTCATGGGGCAGGTCATGGTTACAGCCCGAACGGCGTGTCCATCAACGCCTCGCGCCTGGACCTGATGCGGCCTTCGGCGATCATGCCGTTGATGTCGTTGTGCATGCCGTTGTGTAGCTCGATCAGCTGAACCAGCGCCGCCTGCAGTTCTTCAAGGCTGCACGGCCGCGACTTCAGTTCTTCAAGGGTTGGGGCATTCACAGCTGCCCCCGATCCGCCCTGACCACAGCCTGGCAAGCCCGCAGCTGGTCCGCTACTTGGTCGGCTTCGTTTGCGGTTCGAATAAGAAATTCTGCATCCGCGATCCGAAGTCCGACGCCCTGGGCTGCAGGACGCTGGCCGGTGCCGGCGGCAGCACTGGGCAGACGGACACTGGCGGCGAACTCATTTGCGGCAATGTCGCTGCGCAGCCGGACAGTGCCAGCGCGCAGGTCAGCGATAGTACGATTTGAAATGGCTTCACGATTGGCGATGTCCTGCTGGTGTTTGTCGGCAATGGCCGCCAGTTCGGCAGCCTTGTCCTGTTCCTGCTTGCGCACCTGGGCCTGCAGCAGCGCGAGCGCCGATGCGTTCGCCAGGTTGATTCGGGTCAGTTCGGCCTGGTGCGCCGTATCGCCGGACTGCTTGCCGACGTGATAGGCCAGGCCATGGCTGGCCGTGATGACCAGGGCCGCGATGCCCACGGCGATGGCTGTGGTCTGGATGCTCATGGCAGGCACCACTGAGTCCCACCACACAGCTTAATAGCGTCAGGGTCGGCAAAATCGTCGGGGGTGCCGTACCATTCCCTGCTGTTTCCGCACGATGCGCACTCGTAATGGAGCGCGCCATCCTTGATAGTCAGGCCGTCAGGTAAAGTGGCCTCGAAAACATATTCGCTCAACTGGCGTGCAGTCTCACGATTTTTGTTACGCTGAATCCTATTCATACAGGCTTCTTCCCTTCACAAAATGCCCGCGCCGTTTGACGACGCTTTACCAGCCCAGCAACAGGCCGCCCATTCACATTCACCCATGCCGACAGCGCAGCGCACGCGCCGGCCATGTCGCCAGCGTTCGCCTTCCTCGCCATGCTGCTGTTGCAGAACGCCGACACGCCGATGTTGTAGGCCGTGTCCACAAACGCGACTTTCTGCCCATCCGTCAGCTGCACATGCACGCAGCCCATGACGCCTTCGGCATGCCGCGCCAGGTCACGATCCAGCTGCGCCGCACATTCCGCCGGCGTGTACGTCCGACCCCATTGCGCGTTCTCGGTCGCCCCGGTGCAGTACGTCAGCACGCCGCCTAGGTCTTTGTACGTCCGCAGCACGGTGCCTTCGTTGGCCGGAACCAGGCCCATCAGCACAGCAGCTGCCGCAGCGCCCACGATGGCCACCAGGCCGCGCTTATTCGGCTGCTGCATTTGGCTTCGCCTTGACCCAGCCACGGGCCATTGCCAGCGGTCGGAAAACACGCTTCCACAGCCATTCCAGGATCAGCAGGGCCGAATACAGGAACGCTGCGAAGCTTGCTGCTTCAGCCCAGCTGGTGATGCCGATCAGCGCCCATGCGCTGACAATTTTTGCTGCTTGGTTTTCAACGTGGTCTGAATTCATGCGGTCGCGCGCGCCTTGCGTCGGTCTGATTGGATTTGCCGATTATCGTCATTCGCCGCGCGCCGTTCTCGTGGTGGGTTTCCCGCTGTGGCGCGGATGACGCGTCGAACATGGGTCACGTCCACGTCGAACCACTCGGCCAGCATTGCCGTGCTCATGCCATCAGCTGCCAGGCGGGCGATGTTCCTATCGCGATGCTGCCGCAGGATGTCCGCGCAGCTTGCCGGGTGAATCAGCATGCCGGCGAATTCCCGTGATAGCCGTGACGCGTCACGCCAGCCCAGGATGCGCACCAGGTCGCTGTTCGGCTCCAGGCGCTTGGGCACGTACATTATGACGGTGGATTTCCGTGCCGCAGGGTATCGCGCATCCGGCGAGTAACAGCGCGGCAATTGCCCTACAAGGTATAACGCCTGTTCACGCCCAATAACGTCAGCTATTTCTTGAACAGTACTGGGCAGGCTCATGGTGGCATCCGAAACATTCGATGCCGCATTGTAATATATCCGCCCGGAAATAGCTACGTTCAGGAAAGTTTTACAACGTGTTGTTGCTGACAGGTGTGACCAAGTGACAGGAGTGACGCTGGTTTCTAATGAGTATATAACCTATCTACAGTAGTAGTTATATATACTACTACTGTATGGGTATATATATGTTTATGTAGTATGTCATTATAGTCATTTGGTAATTAGATAGCAGAATCAACGACTTAGCGCTGACAAGCGAATTTTGCGGTTGTCAGCGATTGTCACTCTCAGCCGAAGTCGTAGCGGCCGTTTTCAAGCGGGATGCCGCGACCTTCCAGCGCCGCAGCCAGCCTTGCGTGGGTGATTTCATGCAATTTCGGCCCAAGTTTCAGGGCCATGGTGATGTCGCTGATGGTCATTTTTCCTGCGAGCGTAGCGCCGGAATATTCCAGGGCGTTGACCAGCCAAGCTTCGGGCGAAATGGTGCGTGGCTTGTGTTCTCCCTCTGGTGAAGGCTGTTTCTGCTCGCCGCTGGGCGCGTACGCGGCGGGAACGGAGAACAGCGTCTGGCCGTTGCTCTTGCTCGGCTCGCCCAGGATTTCGCGCAGCCACGCCCCGACCTGGCGAAGCTGTTTCATGCCAGCCGGCTGGCCTGCGGCCTTCAGGATTTCGCCCGACGTGACCTTGCGGCCGGCGAATTTTGGAAGTGTGCTGACCAGCCATTCCGGCGTAGTCGTTGCGGTTGGAGTAGCTACTGTAGCTGTCCGACCAGTTGTCATAGCTACTTGTGACAGCAGAATCTCCATGTAGCACATGGTCAGAATGGTGTTGTAGGGCGCGTGTTCGTCGCCGTTTTCTTCGATGAAGGCGTTTGCGGCGCGTTTTGCCTGCTTGAATTGCTCGATATTCATGATGACCAGGTGTCCTGTAGTAGTTAAGTGCGTATGCACGACTACTATTGTACACTGGTCTGTAGCTGATTGGAAACTACTACTACTACTACCACTGACAACAAAAAACCCGCCGAAGCGGGTTTCATCGTCCAAACAGCGCCGCGACCAGTGGGTCCATCGTCTCGCCTCGCCTGGCACGCAGTGACCAGTACCGGGCTCGCTCCTTGGCCCGCAGCGTCGGCAGGCCGTGCAGCTGCTTGGCGCGCTTCCACCTATCGCTGTGGGTCTGCGCCTTGAGGGTGCATTCCGCATCCTTCCCTGGACCCCTGGCATGCACTGGGATGAAGTGGCCGGACCCGTTGGGCGGCAGCCATTTGATGATGTGGCTTTCGCCGCCATCCCGCAGCTTCGCCATCCAGCGTTCCACGGTGGCGCGGTGGTAGCCTGATTTCTCGACCAGTTGGCTGATGGTCCCTGGCATCGACTGCAGGATGTCTTCCTTGGCGTTGTGGTACTTACGCGGCATGTCGCGCCCCTCTCAGCAGGAGCATCAGCGCGTCGCGGTGCTCACGCCTGGTCGTCACGTCCTGCATGTCGTCGGCCAGCGTGATGGCTTCGGCCACCACGTCCAGCAGCTGGCCCGCGTTGACCGCATCCAGCGCCGCGTTCAGTGTCGGGCGCGGGTCTGGATTCATGCCTGGCACGATGCTGACCAGGTGAATCGCCCAGGTGATGCGCGATCTCAGCACGTTCCAGGATTCATCCGTGGAGCGCCCCTCGCGGATTTCCAGCAGTTCCTGATGGGCGATAAGCTTGATGTCGCGCATGCCGTCTTCGGCGCCACGGAACACGATGGGCAGCGCGCCTGGTGCCACGTATGTGGGCGCGCGCCGGCCCGCCTTGCGCTTGCGCTTGCTGTTACCGGCCATCGCCGTTCTCGCTGGGCAGATGCTTGCGCAGCACGTCCGTCAGCCGCTGGTGCGCCTGGTTCATGACGATGGCGACGTGTTCCAGCGCGCACTCCACGTCCAGCGGCAGCTTCGCGTTCGCCAGGTCGCGGCGACGTTCGACTGGGCCGGTAACGTTGGGGCTTGCCTGATGGGTCATCATGTCATCGGCAATAAGCTTGATGTAAGCGTTTCCCGCGTTCTTCGCTGATGCTGCTATCTCGCGCAGGGCGGACATGGCCCATGCTGGCAGCGGCGCAGCTTCCCGGCTGGTCCCGGCTTGCTCCAGAATCCGCCGCAAGGCATCCATCACGTCCTCAACGTTTTCAGGCGTCGTCCGCAGCATCGCTTCGGCATGCAGCGCATGAAACACGTCCGTCGCACTCGGCAGCACGTAACTTTTTGGTTCCATAGTCATTTCAAATGTCACTTAGCATATTAAAAATAGACCACGCGCCAATCAGCAACAGCGCGACTTCTGCGGCAGTGATGGACAGGCTCATGGCGTGACACCTGCGGCGGCCAGGGCGTTCTTCACGGCGGCCAGCGCGTCCGCGTGACGCTTCACCGGTTCGTCATAAACGCGGGCCTTGGCTTCGGAGTGTTCCAGCGCGACCTGTGCCAGTCGCAGCGCGCGCACCAGCTGGTTCTGCACGTCCGCCGCGTTCTGCATCGCCTGGTCCGCCGTTTCCAGGCTGTTGCGCACGATGTCCATGTCAATCTTCAGGCGGTTGGCTTCGACCTGCAGCGCGATCAGCTCGGCCTTCAGCGTGTCGTATGCGTTGCAGGCGGTGGCGATGAAATGGGCCGATTCGTATGCCAGTTCGGTGTCGCGCAGGAAGATTGCTTGCATGTCAAAACCACCGATATTGCCGGCGAAGTACACGCGAGTTTCGTGCGCTTTCATAGGTAAGAAATTCATACATTCCCTTCGTCATGCGCCCACCGAAGCGGGCGCGGGTTGGTGTTTAGGCGGCGTGCGCAGCCAGCGATGCGTCCAAGCGTGCCAGTTTGGCGTCGTAAGGGCGGCGAGGATCGACGGCGACACCAGCGGCCCAACGGCGAGCGTCGCGGCGCATGCTATCGGCGGTCGCTTTCACAATTACCGGATTGGCGCTCACGCCGCGCAGGGCGGAAAGTTTCACATCGAAAGCGGTGAAAGCGGCGTTCTCGTGCTCGCTGGCGCGCTCGTCATTCAGCGTGTCACGGATATTTTCGCGATGATCAGCTTCGGTGCCCTCGCCGTCGAAAACAGCGAATGCCGACGATTCCGCGAAGTCGATTATCTGTTGTTCGGTCATCATGATCCTGCCCTTTCAGTATTCGCCGCGCCCAGTGCGCCGCCCATGAACAGAATAATACTAGGAATATTTGCGCGTGTAAATAATATCGGTCGTTTATTTCCAACAAAAAAGCCACCCTTCGGTGGCCTATTACTTACCGCTGATTTTCCGACCAGCGGTCGTATGCTTTGTCGTACGCCGCGCTGTCCTTGAAATCCTCGCGCCGTGGCGGCCCGCGTCGGGCTGTTCGCCGATCCTGCGTCACGCGCCTGTCCAGCGTGCGCCGGTCTTCGGCCACGGGCTGCGGCTTCGTGCGCCTGTCCGGCAGCTGGCGTCTGTCGCCGGGCGGCTTGGCTTCCTTGGCGCGTTTTTGTGCGATCTGTGCATCGACTTGTTTCAGTATGTCATCCAATGGCATGATCTTCCTTCAGGTTGTCGTTCGCCGCGATGCGGCGTTCCAGTGCTGCTTCCACGTCTTCGCGTGTTCGTTTGTTGCTGCTGCTTTCGATCTTGGCCAGGCGTGCACCACGGGCCGCCGGCGTCATGCTCAGCAGCCCATCAACCTGGCGCGCGATCCATGTGCGGTACACGGCGGCCTGCAGGACTCGTGCTGCTTCCAGCCCGCGCCGCTTGGCCACCACTTCCAGGAAGCCCTTGCGCCGATCCACGGGCATGGCCAGGACCGTGCGGACCTCGCATTCATGCCGCCATGCCTCGCTGTACGTGTCCATCAGAACGGCCTCGCGTCGTCGTCGCCCGAGCTAGTCGGCGCGGACCTGCGGCCCCGTGGAGCGCTTGGCATAGGGAAGTACCTACCTTTGGCGCGTTTGATCGGGTCGCCGCCCGTCAGTTTCTTCAACACCTTGCTGGCGTGCGTCGCCTGCGCCTTGTTCGGCTTGTCGAACCCGATGGCCACTAGCACTTCGCTGGCCGTCATTTCGTGCGTGTTCAGGCTCGGCTTGTCCCATTCGAACGCTGCTGAAATCATTTCCTCAACAGGGTCCACGGCTTCGTGCTCGGCGTTCAGTTCTCCCAGGGCTGCGTTTTCTTCCGGCGTCAGGTGATACTGTTCGCCCGCCTGGAATCGCAGCAGCAGTTCGGCCCACAGCTGCTGCATGTCGATCTGGTGGCGGTAGTCGATGTCCGACACGGGCACGGTCCACCAGCGGCGGTTCCCTGTGTCGTCCACCAGGTACTTGTCATCGTTCACGGACGCACAGAACACCGTGCGGCGCTGGTACTCGCTGTCCACGCGGTCGTACGGGCGGCGCAGCTTGTCGTCCGGCTTCGGGATGAACGACTTCAGGCGCGCGATGTCGGCCTTGCGGAACGTCGCGTCCAGTTCGCCCAGTTCCACGATCCAGTGGGACACGGCGTTCGTCACGCTGTCCTTGTCGGCAGGGTCAAGCATCGCGCCCACCAGGACCAGGCGCAGTTCGCTGGGAACCAGGCGGCGGAACCAGGTCGTTTTACCGACGCCCTGCGGACCCGTGAACACCAGGCAGCCGTGGCCTTCGAACCCGACCGGCTGGAACACGGACGCCACGGCCGACAGCAGCCAGCGGTACATCAGCTTGTCCTTCAGGGCTGCGTCGCCGTTGGTGCGCACGGTGTCCAGCAGCTGCTGCACGCGCGTGACGCCATCCCATGGTCGGCTGGTGATCCAGTCGCATACGGGGTTGTAAGCGTTGCGGTCAGCGATCAGCTTGATGTAGTCGGCCATGTTCGACTGCGGCATGCGGTTGCGCACGGCGATGCTGGTCAGTTCGGCAAGGCTGCAATTCGCCTTGTTGTCCAGCGTGTAGGTGCGGCCCGGCAGGACGACTTCGACGGCCTTGCGAATCTGGTTGTACCTGGCCGTGATGCCGTATTCGCCCAGCATGTATTCCAGGTTTTCGACCGTGTTCAGCGGCTGGCCCTTGTCGGACAGGTGCGGGTAGCCGTTGTAATTGATGGGCGCGTCCAGCTGGTAGGCTGGCGTGTTGTCGTTCGCCGCCTTGCGGGGCATGACGGATTCGATCTGCGCGCGCACGGCGTCCAGCCCTTCCAGCTGGTGCAGGTCATTGAAATCCGTCGGCCGGCTCGACACGTCGGCGAATTTCGGGATGGCCAGCATGCCGGCTGCAGCCTGGGCGGCCTGACCGCCGTTCACGCGCCCGCTGTTCGGCTTCTTTGGGTCATCGTGCCAGCAGTCGTCGTCGCCCAGTATTACGATCAGGGCGGACGGGTACAGGTTGCGCATGGCCACGGCGACGGCGCGCAGGCTGCCATCATCGAACGCCACGGCGGTGCAATGGCCGGTCGCCATGTGGGCGCTGGCGCACGTCGCGTAGCCGCTGCCGACCAGGATGGTGGGTCCCAGGCCGGACGGCTTGCCGCCGATCATGTGGAACGCGCCCTGCTTCTGGCCGCCTGGCAGGTAGTCGCGGTCCCTGCCATCCAGCATGGGCGACGCATTTTCGAAGATGGCCTGCAGGCTGGTCAGGGTGCCATCGACCAGGCGCAGCGGGACCAGCAGCGAATTGCGGTGGCCGCGATATTCGCCGACGCGCAGGCCGAACGAACGAACGCCCTTGCGCGCCAGGTACGGGTGGTCGTCGCCGTCGATGTCTTCGGCCGCATCCCAGATGGCGGCGGCCTGTTTGGCGGCGTTGGCGCGGCGGCGCTCGGCTTCGGCCTTGGCTGCTGCCTCGCGTTCGTCGCGCTCGCGCTGGCGGCGGTCGATTTCTTCCTGGCTGATCGGCTGGCGGTCGGTCTGGTCCAGCTTAAACCCGAACGACTGCGCCCTTGCGATCAGCGTGCCGATGGTGATGGTGCCCTTGCCGTTTCCGCCAGGCTTGGCCGAACGCCATGTGGCGCGCGCGTCTGCCTCGTTGTAACCGTCGCCATTTCGTGACCAGTCGTGCCACAGGTCGAACCCTTGCGGCCCCAGTTCGTGGGACAGCGCGAAGGCGGCGAAATACCATTCCTCGCGGTCACTCGCATTCAGGTACGACAGCGCGTCCCTGATTTCGTCATGGGTCAGATCGCGGAACTGTGCCGCCGGCGCGCTCATTGTGCGGCCAGCTTGAGTTTCAGCAGTTCCAGCGCGTCGTTGGGAATTTGGCGGTTGCCTGGCTTGCACAGCCAGATGCGCACGGTGATGACTTCGCGGCCCAGCAGTTCCGCCACGTCGGCAGGCTTCAGGTTGTGCGCGGACATCAGTTTGCGCAAGTTGTCGTTTCGATCATTCATGTTTTGTTGTGATTTAGTGTTGCTGGGAAATTGAATTGTACCGCGCAACGTTTGCTATTGTAAATGTAATTCAACGTTGTTTTACATCACGACAGGTCACGCCTGCGAAGTGATGTGCCACCCTAAACAGTGGAAGCAGGGATACGCCCGAATCGGTTTGCGGCGTCCGTCCTGTTCGCGGTGCATCTCGACCATGGCTGACTCGGCGCGATCCTGGCTGCGGTATCGCTGCTTCACGCAGACGTGCTGGCCGTCGGGTAGGCGATAGGACAGGACACGCCGACCCGTGGTCTGCGGCTCGGCGCGGGCTTCGGCGATCAGCCTGGCCAGCGCGCGCTTGCGCCAGGCGTTGCTGCGCCCATGTTCGGACAGCATCCGTTCCCGCTTGCGGATGAACTGCCCGGCGTTCATGCGGCCCTGCCCAGTGCGATGGCCACGGCCTGGTCGGCGGACCTGGCGACGCCTGCACGCGCGCCCAGTCGGCGCATGGCTTCCAGGAATCGCTGTTGCAGCGGCGAGACACGGCCGGTCGGGGTTTTGTACTCGATGAAATGCGCCACGCCGACGACCTGGCCCACCATGTCGGGCGTGATGGTCACGGCGGTGACGCCGAACGTGTCAGGGAAGCCGGCAGGCGGGCCGGCGTCGAACGGGCGCGGGTTGCGGATCAAGACGGACCCGTCCGGCAGCTTGGCGGCGTCGCCGGTCCATGCGCGGCCGACGTTGATGCGGACGTTGAAGACGCCCGGCTGTGCGAGTGCGTTCCTGCCGGCGTTCTGGATAGCGTGTTCGGACATGACCAGCCCATGAAAGATAAAGGCCCATCGTGCGACCGACGGGCCTGGGCTGGCATGTGGTGGGTTTCCCGGTTAGGCAGCGCTCGGGTCTTCGGCCAGGCCGCGCCATCGCCGTGGGCTGAGCGCCTTGATGCTGGAAGGCGTTTTGCCGCCTGCGCCGATATACCAGTCAGCGCCGTCCCAGTAGTCGCACGCCTTCATAGATTCTTCCGTGTCCCATTCACGCTGATACCAGCCTGGTAGCGCAGGCTTCACATCGCCGGGGAACCAATCCGTAACGCGCTCGCTCATACAGCAGCCCCTTCCACCAGTTCACCCTGCGCTGCCTGCGCCTGTTTCGCCCGCTGCTTTTCCTCAGCCGCCTTGCGCGCTTCGTCCAGTTCGCCGGTTGCGTTCACGATAGTGGCCAGCACGGACGCCGGCACGCTGACCATCATCTGTTCCTTGCCGGGGTTGTTCTCGACATCCACCAGCAGGGCGCGGGCCGAAGGGTCCAGGCAGTCGATCAGTTCTTCCACGCCGCGCAGAACGGGCCGCACCACGTCGAATTTCGGCGTCCACTCGCGCAGTGCCTTGGCCGTGACCTTCCTGCCGCCGACCTTGGCTCGGGCCTGCTCCAGCTTGTGAACGGCCTGGAACCCGTGCTGGCGAACCGTGATAATCGCTTCAGTGGCGGACACGTCGCCGGCCTTGACCATCTGCTGGACCTCATGCGGCGCGCTGGCCAGGATCAGCATCTGGTCAACGTGCTGGCGGGTCTTGCCGACGCGGCGCGCGATGTCGTCCGGCGTCAGCTGGTACGCGGCCAGTCGGCGGTAGCCTTCCGCGATTTCCAGCGCCGACAGCTTGCGACCCTCGTTGCTGGTCATGATCCGCTGCATCTGGTCCACCAGGTTGCCGGTGAACGGCTCGATGCGGATCCACTCGATGGGGTCGCCCTGTTCGATCAGACGCAGGATCGCTGTCAGGCGGCGGTGGCCGTCAACCACATCCACGCCCTGGCCGTCGTCCGACAGCACGACTTCCAGCGCCGGATATTTGCCGCCGCGCTTGATGTGGTCCATCAGCGCTTGGATGTCGGCTTCGTAGTCGGCCGCGTTCACGTCGCGCAGGTTGAACCCTTCGCGGATGCGGATGTGCGTCGGCAGCACGGCCATGCCGATGTCCGTGCGCTTGATGATTTTCGCGTCGATCAGGCTGCGATAGGATGGTTTGATGAGTGCCATTCGTTTTGCTCCATTGAAAAGTCTTTGAAATCGGCATCGCCAGGCATTCGCTGGCTGCCGTCCTTACGGAACCAGCAATACGGGCTGCCGATCCGGTGCGGCCACGGTGCGCGGTGTGTCATGACGACATAGCCGGCGCAGTCGCACGCCGTTGCTTTGGTATCCCGCTGGTTCATCCAGCGGTCAAGGCGATAATTCTGCGCGCCGCAATTATTGCACTTTGGAAGCCGAAAGTATTCATTCGGCTTCATTCGCAATACTCGGCGCGCCTGGCACGCCCTGCAGCGGACGTGATAGCGGCTCACGAATTGGCATCCCAATCGCCGCCGAACTTCTGGCGCATCCGCTCGCACCACTCGCGATGCTCGACGGCGTCAATCCAGCATGACACTGCGCCAGCGCCCAGCGCGAACAGAAGTGACAGAACGGGGCGCTCGCATACCATCGACAGGATGCAGCCTGTTGTCATTAAGACTGCCATGACCATTGCAAGTCGTTTCATGACAGCGCCCCCGATTTGTACAGCCAGGCCAGCAGGGGTGGGGCGACCATCACAAGCCCAGCGAAAATACCCTCAAGAAACTGTTTCATAATAACTTTTAGTTATATACCGGAAAACCTCCGGCTCGTTTGCTGCCATGTGGAAATTCTAATCCCGGCCGATGAGTTTGCGCAAGTAAATCTTGAAACTATTTGCGCATGCGCCCACCCATGACTTTGCCGGCCCATACCAGCGGGTTCTTGTAACCTCGTTTCCGGCCAAGATCGGCCAGCGCGCCCAGGTCTTTGCATGCGGCCTGCTCGGCGATCAGCCTGGCGCGGGTGGCTTTCTTATCGGCCTCGGTCGCCTCCTTCAGTTCTCCGTCCGCCACCTCCAGCGCCTTGTGTTCTGCCTGCAATCGTTTGCCGCAGCTGCACACGGGCGGGGCAGGGCGGCGGTGCTGCTGGAAACAGCCGTCGCAGGTCACGGGCGGCGGCGGGGCGTTGTCATTGGCTGCTTTCTTGCCCTTGGCGCGTCCTTCCAGCGTCCATTCGCGTTCGTCGTCCGGGAACCCGTGGCGGTTCGAATTGCCGGCGTGGTCCAGCAGCTTGGCCGTGTCACCTGGGCGCAGTGCTCGGCCCCATCGCTGCATGACCTGGGACAGCGACGCGGACGGGGCTGCGTCGATGACGGCCTTAATGGTCACGTCCCGCTGGGCCACGGCGGCGATGTCGAACCCTTCCGCGAACAGCCCTTTGTTCCACAAGACCAGGATGCGGCGGTCAGCAAATTCCTGGATGATCCGGCGGCGCTCGCCCTTGTCGGTGTTGCCGTCCAGGTGCGCCGCTGGGATGCCCGCCAGGTTGAACTGCTCGGCCATGTACTGGCTGAACGCCAGCGACGGTGCGAAGCCCACGGACAGTTCTCCGGCGGCGTGCTTGCGCCAGTGCGCGATGATGTCGCCCAGCAGCTTCGGCTTGTCCTGCTTGGCCTCGACCTCGGACGCGATGAAATCGCCCATGCGCTTGCCAACGCCGGTCACGTCCATGCCACCGTTCGGAACCCATATGCGGTAGTCGGACAGGAAGCCCTGCTGCATCAGCCAGGCGGGTGTCGGTCCTGGAATCAGCACGTCGAACTGGTCGTCCAGCCCGCTGCCGTCCAGCCGCCATGGCGTCGCGGACAGCCCGATGACCAGCGTGCCGTTGTCGGTCAGCCACTTGATGACGGCTGCCCACCCAGCCGCGCCGCCGTGGTGGCATTCGTCCAGGATCGCGATTCGTGGCGGGCGCAGTTTGCCAAGGCGGCCCTTCAGCGTGTCGATGCTGCAGACCTGCACCTGCATGCGCGTGTTCATGGGCACGCCAGCTGCGATAAACCCGTGCGCAATGCCGAATTTCGCGAACGTCTTGCTTGTGCCATCAAGCAGTTCGACTCTGTGGCAGATGAACCAGGTGTCAGCCCCTCGTGCGGCGGTCTGGCCGGCGATGTACGACGCCATGACGGTTTTCCCGCTGCCGGTCGGCGACTGGAGCAGAACGCGGCGGTTTGATTTCAAGGCAGCGCGCGTGCGTGCCACCAGGTCGGCCTGGTCATCCCGTAGCTGTATTTGCATAACGCTTAATGATTTCCGATCAGCAATTATACATTTTGTCGATTCCTGTCGGCAATTCCTCTTGTTCACGGGAGATAGTTCGTCATGCCGCGAACCAGGTACATCGCTCAAGGCGCGGTAATCGCACGTCTACTGCTTGACATGTTTGAAACCCTAGTTGTCGGAATGGACGTGGCAGGCGCGCACGACGTGACGTGCGCCGACATTGTTTTGCTGAGCGCGGTGATGATCGGTCACGCAGAAGGCAGGCCGATGACATGCGGCAAGCTCTCGGCCTATGTCGGAATGCCGCGTGCGACGGTATTCCGCCGCCTTCAGGAAATGATGTCTGCGGGCATAATCCGTCATGACGCCAGGAAACGATGGACGTTTCTGACCACTGATCCGGCCCGGCGCGACTTGATAGATTCCGTAATCGTGGCCAACGCGCAACATGTCCGCAAGGCCATGGCTGCTCTGTCCAAAATGGACGGTCTCGATGTTGCGGATCGTCGCGAGCCGCCACTAAGAACGTTGCGCAGTGATACGCAATAACCGGATGTGAGCGCGATAGAAACGGTGGGATACGGGAATTCACGGACCATCATTTTTGTGCGGTTCTTGTCATTGAGCATCACAAGTTTGCTATAATAAAGCTTTCCACACGGAAGGAAAACATGAAACCAGGCGTCTACAACGACATCAGCAACGCCGAATACCACGGCGGACCTGGCGTCAGCAATTCGGGCCTTGCGCTGATCCGGCGCAGTCCGCTTCATTTCCGCGCGCGACAACTTGCCGCGAACGACAACGCGCCCACGGCTGCGCAGGCCATTGGCACGGCGTTCCATGCGCTGCTGCTGGAGCCGGAATCGTTTTACCGGGACTACTGTCTGGGCCTGCGTCAGTCGGACGTGCCGGGCGTCATCGACAGCCGCGACCAGCTGGTGGAGATGATCGTGACGCTGAACGCGGGACGGCTGCCGAAGCTGACCACGACCGGCACGAAGGACGAACTGGTGGCGCGCCTGATCGAAGCCGCGTCAGGGTTCGCTCCGAAAAATCAGCTGATCGCATCCGACCTGATGCAATTGAAGGGCGCGGAGCTGAAACAGCTGCTGGACCGCTTCAACGAAGTCCGCCCCGGCCTTCTGTCCGTCAGCGGCACGATTCCCGAACTTGCGGCCCGCCTGCGCGCCGAAGGCGTCAGCCTGAAGCTGTGGGACGAAGCGAAGGCAGAATGGCTGGCGAACAACGGCCAGCGCACTGTGCTGGAGCCCGAAGAATGGGACCAACTGATGAACATGCGCGACGCCGTGATGGCGCACCCCATCGCCCGCGCGCTTCTGACCGGCAGGCCCGGCAAGGCCGAACAGTCCGTGTACTGGGTGGACCAGGCCACGGGCGTGCTGTGCCGTTGCCGGCCTGACTTCTGGCGCGACGACAACCTGATCGTGGACCTGAAGACGACGGAAGACGCCAGCCCTGAAGGGTTCGCCAAGTCCATCGCGAACTGGTCGTACGACACACAAGCGGCGTTTTATGCCGATGGCGTCCTGGCCGCGACGGGCAAGCCCCTGCGCGCGTTCGTGTTCCTCGCCGTGGAAAAGTCCGCCCGCGTGGTCGAAGGCCAGCCGCTGGGCGTGGCGGTGTACCAGTTGGACGAAGCTGGCACGGAACTGGGCCGCGCCAAGTACCGCGAAGACCTGGGTGTGTATGCCCAGTGCGTCAAATCAAATGTCTGGCCGTGTTACGGCGACAAGCTGCAGACGATCAGTCTACCGCAATGGCACATGAACAAGAACGCGCACCTGTTGGACCGGAGCGCTTGAAGTAAATTCACCTGGGGGGCATTCAAAACATGGCAGTGATTAACATTCGAAAGGCGCAGCGTTCCGGCGCGCGCCTGGTGGTAGGGATCGCCGGTATTTCCGGCAGCGGCAAAACGTTCAGCGCTCTGCAGCTGGCTTATGGCCTGGCGAACTACGACGCCAGCAAGGTCGGTTTCATCGACACTGAAAACCGTCGCGGCAGCCTGTACGCCGACGCGCTGACCCATCCGACGACGGGTGAAGTGCAGCCGTTCTATATCGGTGATCTGGAGCCGCCGTTCACGCCGCAGCGATACAGCGACGCAATCAAGGCGTTCCAGGATGCCGGCGTCGAAGTGCTGGTGATCGACAGCATCAGCCACGAATACGAGGGCACGGGCGGCGTCCTGGAAATGCGCGAACCGCTGCCAGGCAAGGCCGGCAAGCGCGACAACTACGCCAAGGCCGAGCACAAAAAAATGATGAACACGCTGCTGCAGTCCAGCATGCACATCGTGGCCTGTGTCCGCGCGCGCGAAAAGGTCATCATCGAAAAGAAAGGCGGCGAGACCGTGTACGTGCCGCAGGGCGTCCAGCCGATCCAGGAAAAATCGTTCATGTTCGAAATGACGGCATCCCTGATGATGTGGGACGCCGGCAAGTCGCAGCAGGTTCTGAAGTGCCCCGACGAACTGAAGCACATCCTGGGCCGCGAGAACGACTACATCACGGCCGCCGACGGCGCGGCGCTGCGCGCATGGGTTGACGGGGCGGCGCAGGTCGATCCGGCGCTGGAAAAAGCCCGCAGCGACCTGAAGCTGGCCTGCGAACATGGCATGGACGCGCTGGGCGCTGTTTGGAAGGCGTTGCCGGCAAAGGTGCGCAAGGCCATCGATCCGAAAGGCTGCCCCGACGAATACAAGCTAGCCGCCCAGGAATTCGACCGCCTGCGCGAGCCGGCCGGCGACCCCGCACTGGACGACCTCAACGAAGAACTGGCCAGCCAGGCCGCCGCGTAACACGGAACCGGATCAATGCCCGTAGCGCAGAAAGTCATCACGCCCGACGACCTGGTGGTCCGTTGGGGCGGCTCACACACGAAGGGAACCCTGGCGAACTGGCGCAGCCAGAAAAAGGGGCCGCCCTTCATCAAGCGCGGCGCGAAAGTGCTGTACCCGCTCGACAAGCTGGAAGCCTGGGAAGCGGCCAACGACAATCAGACGACAACCGATGAAAACTGAAACCGTCACACTGGACGCGCCGGGCTACGACAGCCTGGCGGTGGTCCTGAAACGCGCGTTCGACCAGGCCAGCAGTGGCAAGGGTCGCGAGCGTCACGCCAACGCCCTGCCGTTCGACCAGCAACCAATGCAGACCATCGCCGGCCAGTACGGCGTCGGCTTCCTGCTGGGCCAGGCCGCGAAGAAAGCCCAGGAAAGCCAAGCCCTGCCGCCAGGCCGCGATGTGGCCGAACTGCTGGGCGCGATCAACTACCTGGCCGGCGCGGTGATCTACCTGGAACGGCAGCGCGCGTCAGTGGTGCAGGACAACGCGCTCACGCCCGCCGGCGTTGTCGCCCGCATGAACGAACGCCGGCATGACTGACCTGTTTGACCATGCCCAGGCGACGGAAGCCCTGGAAACCGATGCGGCGTTGCGTGCCCAGCAGCTGCGCGCCGCGTTGGCCGAAAAGGTCCAGCCGACGGGCGAATGCCTGAACCCGCTGTGCGGCGAACCTCTGGACCCGCCGCAGCTGTTTTGCAACTCGCAGTGCGCGCGCGAGCATGCGCGCCGCAGCAAATAATTCACTCACGAAGGAACACCAACACCATGAAAACCATCGGAATGGCCCGCCTGGGCCGCGACGCGGAAATCCGCTACACGCCGGGCGGCGACGCCGTTTGCAACCTGTCGCTGGCCGTGAACTACGGCCAGAAGGGGCAGGATGGGAACCGCCCGACTCAGTGGATCGATGCCAGCCTGTGGGGCAAGCGCGCTGAAGCCCTGGCGCAGTATCTGGTCAAGGGCAGCGTGCATTGCTTCACGCTGGAAGACGTTCACCTGGAGACGTATCAGGGCAAGACCGGCGAAGGCGTGAAGCTGGTCGCGCGCGTGCTGGATGTGGAACTGGGGCCGCGTGTTGGAGGCGAACAGTCTGCGTCGCAGCCGGCCCAGCGTCAGGCAGCGCCGGCGCAGCGCCCGCAGCCGAAGCCCGCGAACCTGGATGACGACGACATCCCGTTCTAATGAGAAACCCGCCAGTTGGCGGGTTTTCTTTTATCTGGCTGTCAGGCGCTTTAGCACATCGGCAACCATCCTCGCCACTACCCCATATCCCGCGTTGTTCAGGTGGATGTGTTTCCCCGCACCCTCGTTTGCCCAGTAGGGCAAGGCTGTAGCGCTTTCGAACGTCGACAGGGTGTAATCAGGGAAAATCCAAGGACTTCCTGCCTGACGCACGTCAACGATAGCAACAGCACCAATCGACTTGTAATTCGCGAGAAGAAGCGAATTGTATTTCACCAATTTCGCATTGAACGTGTCAACTTGCGCCTGCGTAGCACCAAGGTTATACCGTGGAAGCGTGGTCATCATAACCAGCTTCCACGGGTGCAACGCTAGCCGATCAGCGCAGTACGCAGCCATGTCATTGAACGCCCCCGTCCCGTCGTCCGACGATGCGCCGTAATTGATGCTGTTCGTTCCTTCCCACACCACTAAAACATTCGTCTTGCCTGGAACCCAGGATGCCTCAACGTCGGATGATCCGGAACGCATCTGCGCAATGGTCTGCCCATCGATCCCAAGATTTGGGACTACAAGCTGACCATTTAGCGGGGCCAGCGCCGATACTTGCGTCACGAGATTTTGACCATTGGTCGACCCGTCGCCGCGCACAAGGGAATTGCCGTCAAACACGACATTCACCTTGTCGCTGGTATAGCGCAGGCGCGGTAAGCCCCCAAGTACAGGGCCGATCATACGAGCCCCGAATAATCGACGGTCTGGAACGCACCGGACCCGGTGGCCAGAGCCTGCACGTACATGACGCCGGTGGACTGGCCGGTACGCGCAAACATCTGCGTCCATGTTTGACCGTTGTCCTTCGAAACGTGTCCGTAATGCGTGCTGCCAACGCGCGAGATTCGCATGTAGTCGCCAACGGCTGGCGTCAGAGCGTTAGTCGCACTCTGTCCTGAACCGTTGAATGTGGGCGTGTATTTGGTGCTGTCGGTATAGAACGTCTCGTCCATAGCCGTATAGCTGCCCACAACGTTCGTGGACTTCACGCCCATCATCACCTCGTTCGCCGTTCCCGAGATCGCAGTGACCTTGATTGTCAGCGATCCATCGGTGTTAGCAGCAAATGACTTGTTGGCCATTGCGCCATGCGGCGGGCTGCTTGAGAACGTGCCCCCGGTGCCTGTGTAGGTGTACGGGCCGGTACCGCTTTCCGTCTGCGTGGTTCCAGATATCGTGAAGCGAAGATTGCTGCCAGCTGCTGCAGGCGTAACGCTGTTAGACTCTGCCGAAGCTGCGCCAGTGCCAACGCTGTTGGTTGCCGTTACGTGCGCCGTGCGCGCAGTTCCGTTCGCCGCTGTGACGCGGATGGGGCTGGTGGTGCCGGTGTTGCTTTCGCCAGTGGACAGGGTTGCCGTGTAACTGGTGATGGTTGCCCCGCCATTCGATGCAGGGGCTGTGAACGCTACGTCCACATAGCCGTCGCCAGCCACAGCGGTGCCGATGGTCGGTGCTCCTGGCACGGTTGCGGCCGACGTGGTGACGCTGGACGTCAGCGGCGTGGCACGATTCCCGGCGGCGTCGTATGCACGCACGCGCAGCTGATACGTGGTCCCGGCGGACATATTGGTTTCCGTGACCGTAAGAACGTTTCCGACGTTCGTGTAGTTCGTCCCGCCATCGATGCTGACTTCGTATCCGGTGACGGCCACGTTGTCCGATGCAGCGGACCAGTTCATCGTAAAGCCGGTTTGCGTGACGGCGCTGGTTGTCAGCGTGCCAGCCATGACGGGCACTGTGGTGTCTGCGGCGGCGGCGGTCGTGACGGCCAGGGACAGCGGCGTTGCCTTGTTTCCTGCCGCGTCGAAGGCGCGAACGAAGGTCTGGTACGTGGTGTTTGCCGTCAGGCCGGACACATTCGTGGTCAGTACGTTGCCTACGCTGGCGTACGTCGTTCCGCCGTCGGTGCTGACCTCGTAGCCCGTGACTCCAACAGAATCTGTTGCAGCGCTCCACGACAGGGTAAAGCCGGTGGTCGTGATGTTGGACGACGCAAGGCTGCCGGTCATCACGGGCGCTACGACGTCCGTTGGCGTCGCGCCTACTGCCTGTGCGATGGAATACCAGACATCCGTGCCGTCATAGAAGAACTGCACTACGTTGACGATGCCGCTCCGATTGTCGTACCCGCTGGACCCGTTCCATTCCTTCATGCCGCTGAAGGTCGGCGCGTTAGTGCCGTCAGCCACCAGGCGCACGTACACCAGCGCGCCCTGGACAGGGCTCGCGGCCGGCGAGAACGCCAGAACGCTGGCCACGGTCTGCTGTGGCATGAATGCAGTGCCAGCGGTGGTCAGCGGTACGGCGGTGGCGAACGCCACGGTGGTGACGCCGGACCCGCCGGAACCTGCCGGACCCTGCGGCCCCACCAGGCTTACGCCAGCAGGCCACGCGCCGGCCGCCTTCGGGCCGTACAGCATGCTGGTCGCGGTGTTGATGTAGAAATCGCCGTCGTTGCCCGTGCCAGATGCTGGCGCGGTGGTGCCGTATCGGATGGTTTTCCCATCGACGCCTGGCAAGCCCTGGGCTCCCTGCGGACCCTGTGGGCCAGTGCCGCCTTGCGGGCCAGATGGCCCTTGAATTCCTTGCGGACCAGCCGGGCCTGTTGGACCCGCAGCCCCATCTGCGCCTGCTGGACCCTGGATGCCTTGCGGGCCAGCCGGGCCCTGCGGCCCGACATTTCCTGAGCCGCCGCCCTGGTTGATGACCAGCCCGCCTACAGTTGCAGACAGCTTCACCTCGGACGAAACGACGTTGATGGACAGGTCGATCATCGCGTGACCTCCCGTTCGCAGTCGATCAGCACGGTGTCGGTCGCGCTCACGTTGCCGTCGGCGTCCACCATGCGCACGTCCCATTCCAGTCTGGCGACGGGCCACTGGGTCGTGTCCTTGGCGTGAACGACAATCATCCCGTTCACAGCGTCCACCACGTCCACGACGACGCCGGGCACGCGGTAGCTGCCGGCAGCGGCGCGAATCTGGCTGGTGATGGTCATGCCAGTCAGGTCCAGGGGGTCGCCCTGGACCGTCGCTGCGATCTCGGCGCGGAAGCTCGCGCCGTGCTTATGTCGGATTGTCGTCTGCACTTTTGCCCATTGGATGAAATGAATTCACCCCATGGTGCCGCCGCGCCATGGTTCTGGCTTGTGGTGGGTTTCCCGGCTTAGACCAGGCTGCCCGTGTACGTCTCGGTGCCCAGGCCGCAGTTGTGCTGGAACGTGGTGATGGGCGTGTCCGTGCGGCCCTTGAACTCGTCGGACTCGCTGAACTCCACAATCATGGCCTGGCGGGTGATCGTGTTGCTGTCCAGATGATCGACCCAGTACGCCAGGCCAGCGTCGTCCGGCGCGCGGTCGAACACGTTGTTGTAGACGGCGCTGATGAACTGGCTGGTGGTCTGCGTGTTCGGGTAGGCCGTGGCGTATTCGGTCGAGCCGAACCAGTCCACGCACACGCTGGCCAGCGTCGCCTTGCTGTATCCCGCGCTGACGGCTTCGACCTCATAGGTTGCCGTCCAATAGTCCAGGCCGGCTGTGTCGGGCTTGCGATGGAAGATCGCCTGGTACAGCCGCACCAGTGGGCGCACGGCGTTGGTGGATTCGGGGCTGGCGATCAGGTTGGCGATGACCTGGCCGATGGTCGCGCCGTTCGCCATCACGCCGGCGTAGGCGTCCAGTTCGGACTGGGAAGTGGCGCGGCGGATCACGCCCTGGAACGCCTGGGTGATTTGGGTGTCGTATTGGCTCATATGCGAAAAAGCCCGCCGAAGCGGGCTGCGATCAGGTTAGATCGGGTCTTGGTAGGCCCAGCTTGCGAGGTTGCCGCAGTCCTTCTGGAAAACGGTCACGTTGGCGTCGGTGGTGTTGATGCACTCCGACGATTGCGAGAATTCCACGATCATTTCGGTGCGCGACTTCTGGCCGGTGTCCAGCAGGTTGACCCAGTACGCGCCGCCGGCCGAATCGGGCGCGCGCTTCAGCGCCTGGGCGTAGACCTTGGTGACGAAATCGACGTTCGACATCGAAGCCGGGTACTGGCTCTGATACTCGGAATAGGTCGCCATGCTGTTCATGATGTTCAGCAGCGCGGTGCCGCCGTAGCCGATGGTGCTGCCCTGGCCGCGATAGCCGGCGACCCAGTAGTCCAGGCCGCCGCTGTCCGGCGTGCGGCAGAACGCGACGCGGAACAGGCGGATGATCGGGCGGACCTGCTGGCCGTTGTCGGTCGATGCGACGAAACCGTTCACGGTGCCGGCCTGCGTGTAAGTCGGCGTGTCGTAGGTGGCCTGTTCGGCGGCGGTGGCGGTGCGGCGCAGAACGCCTTTGCAGATGTTGTCGATGTCGGTCGTGTGAATGCCCATGTGGCGGAAATCCTTAAATGAATGCCGGGGAATTGCCGGTTATCAATTGTACCATAGATGCGGAACAGGCAACGAAAAGCCCGCGCATGGCGGGCTAATTAGCAATCAGTACCGGCCATCTGGTCACGGTTGGCCGGTTTTGGGTGCGGTTTGGGTGGTTTATTCCTGTGCATTAGGATTGCTGGCCTGCTGCATCTGACGCGCTTGCTTCAGCCGGTTCATCCATCCACGCCGTTTCATCCTCAACCTGGTTCAAGGGGTTGCCAGGGTGCAGGCAGCTATTGCAAGGCGGCGACAGATGGCAACTGCAATTCCCGCCATAGCCATACTCGGCAATGAATTGGAAATGCTCTGCTTCAGCTTCTGGCGTCAGAACCTTACCCATTCTGACCTCCAGGCGCACTGGCTGCCATCTTGGCTTCCAGCAGGGCGATGTATTCCAGCAGGGACAGGATGGCGGACGGGTTTGCAGCCGCAATATATGCCGCATCCACGGCGCACGCTTCCGAGTGCCGGCCGTGGCCAGTTGTGTCTGCTACGGTGATGCCGACTGCGCCAGCGCGGATCGTGGTCGGTGCATGGCAGGTCCATTCAATGGCTTTCCATGGGCCAGGGGTCGCCTTGGTCGCGGCCTCGCGCAGCGTCGCCAGCAGTTCCGCGTTCTGCCGCCGCAGGACTTCAATCTCATTCGTTGCCATACATCCCCTTTCAATTGCGCACATGCGCTGTTGTTGATAGGCACATTATGCACGTTTGTTTTTCTTGTGTAAATCAGATGGTGCAACTGAAGTAGTTTCAGGCATACCGAGCCGCAAATGGACACTGCCGTTAGCAATCATCCCGCGCGCCCAGGAATCGCAACGACTTGGCGCGGTCTTAGTCGCGGTATTGGCTACGGTGTGCGTTTGGCTAGGCAGCAACGGGAAACCCACCACAAGCCGGGGCCAGCGCCGGGAATCATGCTCATGTTTTCTACTTGGAAACGAGCATGGACCGACTGCAATTGCACCTGGGCGACTGCCTGGAACTGATGAAGACGCTGCCAGACAACAGTGTGGACCTGATCCTGGCGGACCTGCCCTACGGGACCACGCGCAACAAGTGGGACAGCGTTCTGCCGCTGGCTGAATTGTGGTCCGAGTATCGCCGCATCTGTCGTGGGGCCATTGTGCTGACGGCCCAGGCTCCGTTCGACAAGGTGCTGGGCGCGTCGAACCTGGGCATGCTGCGCTATGAGTGGATCTGGCGCAAAGAAGCGGGAACCGGGTTTCTGAACGCCAAGCGCGCGCCGCTGAAGGACCACGAAAACATCCTGGTCTTCTACGACAGGCTGCCGACATACAACCCGCAAATGCGGACCGGCTTCAAGCCGTACAAATGCAAGCAGGGCCACGTCGGAAGCAACTACGGTGCAGTGCGGCCCGAGAACATCAGCGAGAGCAACGGCGAACGCTACCCTGTGACCGTGCTGGACTTCCCGCGCGACAAGGCGAAGCTGCACCCGACGCAGAAACCCGTCGCCCTGATGGAATACCTGGTGCGCACGTACACGAACGCCGGCGACGTGGTTCTGGACAATTGCATGGGAAGCGGAACCACGGGCGTGGCGTGCATGAACACGGGCCGCCGGTTCATCGGAATGGAAATGAACGCGGAATATTTCGCCACGGCCCAGGCCCGCATCCTGGCCGCGATCCCGCCGGCCGCCAACGACAACGCCGCATGCAATCCCGCCGCAGTAGCCTGATCGAAGCCGCCGCAAACACGGCCATCGGCTACCTGGTGGCCGTGGCCGCGCAGGCGGTCATCTTCCCGGCGTTCGGCATCGCCGCCAGCGCCGGCCAGAACTTCGGGATCGCGGCGGCCTTTACCGCCGTGTCCCTGGTGCGCGGGTATGTGCTGCGGCGGCTGTTCAATCAATTCCGGTGATGAATCGGCCGCCCGCGTCATCGGCTTAGCAATCATCCTGCGCGCCCAGGAATCGCAACGACTTGGCGCGGTCCTGGTCGCGGTATTGGCTACGGTTTGTATTCGGCTTAGCAACGCGGTTGCAAAAATCTGTGTTCGTCTGGAATTTACTGTTGTAATATTGTGCCTGAACGAAATTTTGATGACGCGGAATGAATAGGAATTACATGATTGCAGCTAACGATAACAGGCCGGCAGTATTGGACCTGTTCAGCGGCATCGGCGGTTTTTCGCTGGGCCTGGAGCGCGCCGGGTTCCGCACGGCCGCATTTTGCGAGATCGACGCGGCGGCCCGGCGCGTGCTCACGAAGCACTGGCCAAGCGTCCCGATTTTCAATGACGTATCGACGCTGACGAAGGGGCGATTGGATGAAAGAGGCATTGCAATTGACGTTGTTTGTGGCGGGTTCCCCTGCCAGGACATCAGCACATCAGGGAACGGCGCTGGGCTTGGCGGGGCCAGGTCAGGGCTATGGTTCGAATACCTGCGCATCATCGGCGAGTTCAGGCCGAAAGTCGCCATCATTGAAAACGTCGCAGCCCTTCGCGGTCGCGGACTGGAAACAGTCCTGCGGGGCCTCGCTTCGGTCGGGTACGATGCGGAATGGCACTGTATTCCCGCTTTCGCCGTTGGTGCGCCTCACAGACGCGACAGAATCTGGATTATTGCCCACCCCATGCGCGGGCGATGCCAGGACGGCTGGTCCGAACCAGAATTCCTCAACCCTGGGGCGCTGGGCGCGGCGGACCCATGGCAGCGGTATGCTGGACCCGTTGTTTGTGGAGTGGATTATGGGGTTCCCGGAAGGGTGGACCGAATTAAGCAGTTAGGGAATTCGGTCGTCCCGCAGATCGTTGAAGTGATTGGCCGCGCCATTCTCCCGTGGGTGACAGCGGCGGCCAACGACAATGTGGCCCTGGTCAGTCGGGCTGCTGCCGGATGACGTTCGCATCCAGCCACGCCGACCACTTCGCCATGGCCTCGCGCATCTGCGGGGCGTAGTCGGCGCGGTCGTAATGCTTGGACCCGGTGTCACCCGACTGCGCGTGCTGCTGGATCAGGTCGCGCGTGAAGCGGTCGATGCCGGCGTCCGCCGTCCGTGATTTCCATGTGCGACGCAGGTCGCGTGGCTGGAACCGCTGGAACCCGGTCGCGGCTGACCAGCGGCTGATTGCCTTGTTCAGCGACGAACCCAGCTGGCGTTCGCTTTCGCCCTGCCTCGGCGGGAACAGCGGCCCCTGCCCATGCTGGTCGATCAGTTCGCGGAAGATCGCGACGGCCTGCGGCGGCAGCGGCAGCTGGTGCGGCCTGCCGCCCTTCGTTTTTTTCGCCGGCATGCTCCACACTGCGGCGTCCAGGTCGATGTCCGCGCCGTCCACGCGCATGGTTTCCAGCACGCGCTGGCCGCAACAGATCAGCAGCCGGATCGCCGCGCCGGTGCCGTTGGCGAAGCCTTCGCCGTCCACGGCATGCCACAGCGTCGCCAGTTCGGCCGGCGATAGGTTGCGCTCGCGCGTGGTGTTCGCGGCGTTGTCGCGCGGGACCGGGGCCACGGGGTTGGACAGGATGCCCCAGTCCTGGCGAACGGCTGCCCGGTAGTCGTATGTGGCTTTCAGCCCGTAGTTGAACGCCGCCGACAGGTAGGCCCGCATGCGGTCGGCCATCACGCGCGCGCCGCGCTTGTGAATCGACTTTAGCAGGTCCGCGACGTGCGCCGGGGTCACGTCGCTGGCCAGGGTGTTCGGCCCCAGCACTTCGGCGGCGCGGCGCAGCTGCTTTTCCACTTCCGGCGCGCTGCCCTTCCCGTCGGCGCGCATGCCGGCGATGTAGCCGGCGAACAGCTTTTCCAGGGTACGGTCCTGCGCTGTGGTGGTTGCGCCGGTCTTGCGTGCGGTGGCCACGGCGTCCGCCGCCATGGTCCGCGCCTCGGCCAGCGACAGTTCGGGGTAGCGGCCCAGCGTCTTGGTAATGGGCTTGCCGCCCTGCTGCCACCAGGCTGTCCAGGTGGCTGTGGTCCCGCGCGTTCCGACGCGGATTTTAAGGCGCAGCGAACCGCCGCCGCGCCCGTTCGCCCCATCGTTCAGAACCCGGTCGGCCGTGGCCTTGGCGACGGCTGCCTGCACCTGGCGGTCGGTCAGCATGCCTGCCGCTCCAGGCCGTGCAGCAGCGCCCGCGCATGCACTTCAGTGGGGATGGTGACGTACAGCCGGACCTGCTCGCCATCGTGCCATAGGTATTCAGCCACGCCGCCCTGCGCCTTCATGATCTGGTCGATACGGGCCACTAGCTGCAGCGCCCTGTACTCGTCGTCAAGGGGCTTGACTTTCAGCGCGGCGACAATCCTGGCGGTCACTTTTTTGACGTTCACGGTGGCCTCTTGGTAGCGGTTTTGGTCGCGGTCTGCGAAAAGTGAAAGCCCTTTTGTGGGTCAATCACTTAGGCGAGACAGAACCCATTTTCGCTTATCGGTCAACGGTTTGAAATGATGTGCCGTGACTAACCGTGACCTAGATAAAACCTGCCAAAATAGACTCTTAATCAGCGGGTCGTAGGTTCGAGCCCTACAGCGCCCACCATCAAGGTCAACGATTTCAAGGACTTAAGGGGGTCAGCCGAAATCAGTCGGAAAACGCGGTCACGGTATTGGTCACGGTAGCGGAAACGCATCACGGCCCGTCACGGCGAATCACTCAGCGTCTTTCGGCTTCTCCGCGCTGACATGGCAGCTATACCCTGTGCGCGGGTCCAGTTCGTGCTCGACTCTCACGACCAGCCATTCCCCGTCGATGCCGTCGCCGAAGCTGGTCAGGGTCAGCTTGCCTTCGGCTTGCACGTTCGGGTCGCCCGGCATGGTCAACGACAGCCGGGACTCTGCCCGCAGCCGGCGATCCAGTTCGCCCTGGGCTGCCGCCTTGGCCGCGTCCTCGGTCGGGTAGTGGTGGCGCAGGCGCTTCACGGGGTCGCCGCTGCCAACGCTCACTTCGATGCGCCTGGCAGTCCTGGTGCTGTGCCAGTACGCCACGACGGTGCCGTGCGCCTCGCGCGCGGACTCGACCAGGTGGAACGACGTGCAGGCGCTGGCGTCCAGGGTCACGGACGGCAGGTCGGATTCGCCACGCTTGGCCAGGATCAGCTTGCCGCCGGCCGGCTTCACCACGGCGTCGTACTGGCGCGTGACGCGGACCAGGAACGAGATGTCGCTTTCCTCGGTCTGGTCCAGGTGGGGCAGGGTGACGGACGCCAGCGATTTCGCCACCACGGCTTCCATGCCGTGTTCCTTGGCGATCTTCCGCACCATGTCGCCCAGCTTGGTCCCGTCCGACCAGCTGCGCACCTTTTGCGTCTGCAGGTCGGTCTTGCCCTTCGGCGTCTTGTCGTATACGGCGGCGCGCGCGCGGATGGTCATGTAGCGGGGCCAGCCGCCGCGCTCGATTTCGTCGGCGACGAACAGGCCCATACGCTGCAGATGCCCGTCGTAGCCCAGCCAGACTTCCAGTTCCGCGCCCTTGGGCGGCCTGACGATGGGGGCGGCGGGATCGTTGTCGGCCAGCCTGATTTCCAGCATGTCGGACTGGAAGCCCAGTTCGTCGGTTAGTCGCAAACTCTCCAGGCGGTCAGCGATGGCCGCCGTGATGTCCTGGCTGTTCGCGCTGACGCGGAAGGCCGGCGCGATCAGGTCCACAGGCGCACCCCGTCGGTCTTGGTCGCGGTATCGGTCACGGGTAGGGTGATGACCAGGCCGGCGGGCAGCACGGGGCCGTAGTCGGCCAGGCCAGGGTTCGCCGCCAGCAGCTGTTCGACCACGCCCGCGCTGGTCGTGCCGTAGTGTTTGAACGCGATTTCATCGGCCATGTCGCCGTCGCGGGTGCGGTAGGTTGTCATCCGATCCGTTTCACAAGGGTGTTCGCGCTATCGCGCAGGGACGATGCCAGCGACGCGGCCCGATTCACGCTGACCAGCGCGCCGGTCACGGCAGCCAGGCTGTCCTGGTCCGCGCCGGCGGACTGCAGCGACGCCAGCGACGACTTGATGCTGGCCGACGACTGCATGGCGGGCTGGGCCTGCGATGTGGCCGCGTTGAACATCCCGCGCGCGGCGCTCGCCGCGCTGCCGGCAGACTGCACGTTGCGCATCAGGTCCAGACCGTCGCCGGCCGCCGTGCGGATGCCGTTGACTGCGGCCATGCTGCGGTTCAGGGCCGTGGTGATCGCCGGCGCGTGGATGCCCAGTGTGTTGGCGACGCGCGCGACGTTCGACAGCGCCGAACCCACCTGGCCGGTGATCCGGCTGGCGGACGACAGCGCCGCGTTCGCGGTCGCCGACACGCTGGCCAGCTTGTCCGTCAGGCTGCTGGCGGGCGACAGGGATGCGGAAATCTCAGGCAGGGCCGTGATGCTCGATGGGATGGCCAGCGGCGCACTCAGAGCGGCGGCCAGCGCGCCATCGGGTTTGATGTCGCCGAATTTCTTCAGCGACAGCGTGAATTCCTGCTTGCGGGCGACGCCGGCCTGCGCGAACACGCCCTGGCCTTCCTCGACCTTTTCAATGGCCCATTGACCCAGGACGTTGCCGCGCCCGTCGATCATGGTCAGCGGCTGGCGGTCGGCCGCCAGGCTGCGCAGATCGTCCAACTGGCCCGTGCCGCCGTTCCACTCGGGGTAGATGACGCCCGACAGCGAGATGGAATCGTCGCCCTGGCCCGTTGACTGCACGGCCGGCGCTGCGCCGAAGCGCTGCTGGGACGGCCACAGATATTCCGTGACGCGCTTCAGTTCCTGGTACGCGGCGGTGCTCATGCCGAACTTGAACCCGCCCAGGGTCATCATGGTGTAGATGCCGCTCATTGGTGGCTGGCTCCGTCCGTCAATGCGCCACGCTGCTGGACCGCCTGCTGGCGCTGCAACTGCTCGGCGATCCGTCGCGCCAGCGCTTCCTGGCTCTCGCCCGGCTGCTGCGTGACGTTGAAAGTGTTGTTGTTCGTGACCGGCGCGGCGGCAGCGCCTGCCCCGCGCAGGCCCGGCGCTTCCGGTGCGCCCGTGAAGATCGACTTCAGGAAGCTACCGGCGCTCATGTGCGCGGACGCGGCCAGATAGTGGCCGTCGCGGAATTCCTGTTCGCCCTTGGCCTGGTCCACTTCGGGCAGGCCGGCGGCCTTGGCCCCCTCAAGCGCGAGGGACGCCGCCACGCCTGCCAGGCCCGCTTTGCCCGCAAACCTGGCCAGCTTGCCCATCTTGCCGCCGCCGGCCGCCGCGTTCTGCGCTTCGATGGCGGCGGTTTCGGTTCCGATGGCGGCAGCGGCCGACGCCGCAGCGGCTGCGGCCCGCATCTGGTACGCCGCATACGCCGACAGGCCCGCGCCCGCGATGGTCAGGATCGGTCCCAGCGTGGTCAGGCTGACGCCAATACCCACGATGGCCACGCCGGCGGCCTTCGCCAGCGTGCCATGCTTCTCGGTGAAGTCGTTCAGCGACTTCAGCGCGTCCGACGCCGCCAGCAGCGCCTTCGTGTACATCGGCAGGATGTTGTTGCCGAAGTCGCTCATCGCGTCGTTCAGGCGGGCCTGCGCGTCGGCCTGCTTGCCAGCGGACGATTCCTGGTTCGCCTTGTCCGATGCGTCGATGCCTGGCGCGGTGACGTAGTTCTTGCGGTCGCGCTCGATTGCGGTTTTGTTGTACAGCCGCTGGAACAGCACGTTGCCGGCATTGGGGTTCGACGTGTAGTCGGACACAAACTTCTGCACGGCGGCCGAATCTGTCAGACTCACGCCCTTGCGCTGGGCCAGCGGGATCAGGTGCTTTTCGACCCACGCCTGCTGGTCTTCAATCAGCAGCTTGCTGTCGATCAAGGCATCCGAACTGTATTTCTTGACGACGCCATTGCCCAACGTGACCTTCGACTTATCGACCAGGCCGTCCATTGCCATGTTGTAAAACTTGTGCGCGTCCTGGTGGCCGCCGATCCAGGCGTTGTTGAGCGTGCTCAGTGCCTTGCCGTACTGCGGAGCGCCCAGCGCCTGGACCATGAACGAGTCGCCGAAAAATGCATCGTCCTTCATGCCGATGCCGGCGGCCTTCGCGCCGCGCTGTGCGTTCAGCCAGTCTTCGGCCGTGACCTTGCCCTGCGCCGCCGTGATGCCCTTGAACGCTGCATTCATCTGCACGCGCATGGCTTCGGCGCTGGTTGCGCCGCCGCGCTCGTCGGCGATCTTGGCCAGCGAGTACATCGCTTCCTCGCCGATTTCGTGGCCGGCGTGGTTGCGGTTGTACAGCTGCAGGCCGGATTTCGCTTTCAGTGCGTCGGGAAGCGCCTCGATGGCGTGGTGCGCGCTGCCAAGCGACGCCTGCAGTTCGCGCACGGTCTTGAATGCGTCCGTGGTGGACACGCCGAACTGCTTGGCGTTCTTGGCGGCGTCAATCAGCCCCTTCTGGTCGTGTTCGGACAGACCAGAATTCTTGATGATGTTGATTTCGTTTTCACGCTTGATCGCGTTGCCGATCAGCGGTGCGACGCCAGCCAGCGTTGCGCCGCCGGCCACGGTCATGCCCGCGCCGACGCTGCGCATTTTTCCGGCGGTGGCGTTCAGCGCGTCGCCGCGCTTGATGGCGTCGTTCAGCCTGGTCTGCGCCTGGCGCAGCCGGTTCAGGCGGGTTTCGACATCCCGCAGTTCGCTGATGGCGTAGCCGGCCGCATTGCCGAATTTTCCGGCGCGCTCGGCTTGGCGCAGGACATCGTTCAGCTGCCGCTGGCGGTCCTTGATCTTGCCAATCTCGGTTCCGATACCCTTCAGGGCCGTGGTGGTCGAACCCAGCGCCCCCTTCAGCCCGGCGGTAACGGTGCCGCCGATGGTGATGGTTGCCGCCAGGTTCTTAGTTGCCATGCTTGATTAGTCCCTCAATCCACCAGATGAACCGCGATGTGCGCATCCCCATGATTTCGCCCGCTGACCAGCCGGTGTGGCTGGCTAGGCTAAGTGCGTTGCGGCGGATGTAGTCCGCACTCAGCCGATTAAATTTCCCAGGGCTTCCTGTGCGCGCTTCCAGTCGTGCAGCTTCAGGGTCTTGGCCTGGTCCACGCTGATGGCGCACAGGTTGGCGATCAGGCTGGCTTCCTTCACGGCGTCACTGCCCTTGGTGGCTTCGAACACCAGCTGGTCGTTCAGGTCGGGTTCGCGCATGCGCAGGCTCGCGACCTTGGTCCCGTCGATGACGATGGGGCGGCGCAGCGTGATGTCGATGTAGCCATCGCCTTCCTTCAGATATTCCGGCAGTTCCATTGCTCAGTCCTTGAAATGAATTGCCGCCAGCGGACGCCGGCGGCGTTACGATCAGATGCCCAGGGCGGCGCGCTGGGCGGCCAGCACGTCCACGCCGTCCACGGTGCGAACCATGTTCTCCACGTCGATTTCGTGGATGATACGGTCGCCGTGCTGCAGCTTGTAGTAGGTCAGGGCCACCATCGCTTTCAGCGGGGCCGCTTCGCCCGGCTTCCAGGTGCCGGGGTCGGCTTCCTTCAGCTTGCCGCGCATCGTGTGCGCCACGGCGGTGGTTGTGCCGTTGAACGACTCCAGGACGCCGCGCGCGACCAGCGGGATGGATGCGCCAGGACGCAGGCCCATCAGCGCCAGAACGTCCGCATCGTAGCCGATCAGCGTGAAATCCACTTCCAGCTTTTCCATGCCCATTTCCAGTTCGATGGAACCGTCCATGCCGCCCAGGCGCACTTCGTCCATCTTCAGGGACAGCTTCGGCGGGTTGAATTCCTGCAGCTGCCCCGCCTGGCCTTTGCCGTCAACGAACAAGTTGACGTTCTTCAAAACATCGCGTGCCGCCATGTTTGCGATTCTCCACTAAGATTTACCAGCAGCAAGTATAACCTGCCGCTGATGCTTCCGGTTAATTGAAAATGGTGTCGATATAATCGTTCACCAGGTGGCTGCGGAACGTGATGTGCTCAGCCGGGAACGGCGGTGTGAAGTCGAAATCGAAATACACCTTGCCCTGCGCGATCTGGTCAGGCGTGTTCAGGTCGGGGTCGGCCCAGCAATTGCCGCCCAGGATCGCGCCGATGCTGACCAGGTGGCGCAGGTAGGCGTTCACGCTGTCCACCACGTCCTGGATGTAGGTCTTGGTGATGCCGCGATCCACAGCCCACAGGTGCGCGCGCAGCAGGCTGTCGTTGATGATGTCGGCGGTGCGCACGACGGACAGGAACGCCCATTTCGGATCGCTCGACAGCGTACGGTTGCCCCACAGGCGGAAGCCGTTCTGGCGGATGATGGTCGCGATGTTCGCGCCGTTCAGCAGGTTGGCGCGGCAGTTCGGGTCGCCCAGCGTGAAGTCAATGGCCCGGTCTGTGCCCGTGATGCCGTTGATGTTCTGGTTAGACGGGCTCCACCAGAAGCCGTTTTCGTTGTCGTTCTTCGCGATCAGGCCGGCGACGCACGCGCTGGACGGCGCGCGGTACGGCAGGCCGTTGCTGTCGGTCTTGTTGACGAACGGGTCCACCAGGTAGACGCGCTTGCTGCCGAAATCGCCAGCGTACGTGTAGGCGTCGGCGTCGGTCGTGCTCGGGCCGTCGGCGATGATGACGGCGCGCAGGCGGTCGGCGATGGCCTGCATGTTCGACACGACGGTGTTCGCGCCGCTGGTGCGCTGGTGCGTGAAGCCCGGCGCGATCAGGATGCGCGGGGCGTAGCCGCAGACCGATTCCGCGCCCAGGAACGCCTGCATTCCTTCGTACTTGCCGGTTGTCGCGTTCACGCCGCCCACGATGTTGGCAGTGGTGGCCGCGTCGTCCACACCGGCAGCGACGCGCACGACGACGACGACCGCGCCGGCCTGGTCGAAAATCGAATCCATGGCGTCCGGCAGCGTGCCGGCGGTGCCCAGCTTGGCGGCGGCGACGCGCGAGCCCGCGACCAGCACGGGCGTGTTCAGCGGGAACGCATCGTCGATGCCGCCCGACAGGTACGTTTTCGACAGTGCGGCGACGACGCCCGCGCCGGACGATGCGCCCGTGCTGGCGGTGCCCACCAGGGCGTTCGCGGCAGTGTTCGCAGCAATCGCGGCCATCAGCTGGGTGGCGGTCGTGGTGATCGCGCCGCCGGCGCTGGTGGCCAGCTTGACGGTGATGTCCAGGCCGTTCACGGCGACGGACAGCGCCTGACTGTTCGCCTTCGGGTCAACCAGGGCGATGCTGGACTTGTTGCCCTGCGCGCCCGTCAACTTCGACGTGTAGGTGGTGCCGTTGTTGGCCCCGACGGTGCCGCTGGTCAGGGATGCCTTGACTTCGGCTTGCGAATTCGGCGCGGTGCCGATCAGGCCGATAATCGCCGAATTGACGGTAGCAACAGGGCGCGGTCCTGCGTCGATGGTTACGACTTCGACGCCGTGCAGAAATTGGTCAGCCATAAGTGTGTGATGGTCCGCAGTGATGATAGCGGCCAGTGTGCCAGCCGCCCCCGCGTGGTTCTTGTGGTGGGTTTCCCGGCGTCAGGTCTTGATGATCTTGTTCAGGATCAGCGTCGGCTGGACGTTCGGGTGGGCCTGGTCGCTGCCGGCGCTGCCGGTCGCCGTCAGCGGCGTGGTGTAGCCGGTGCCGCCCGTTACGCCGGACGATCCGGTGTTCGTCACAGCGCCGTACTGGTGCGTGTGCGATGGCATCTGCGACGCGACCAGCTTGTGGGTCTGGCTTCCGCCGCTCGCGCCCAGGGCCGTGGCGTCCAGCATGCCGAAGCGCAGCGCCGTGGCCGTGCCTGCTGTAACGCCTACGCCAGTGCTCAGCGTGATCTGCGTTGCGCTGTCGATACTCGCGATGGTCGCGCTAGCCGGAATGGTCGTGCCGTACACGAACATGCCCACGGACAGGTTTGCAGTAGACGACAGGCCGGTGACGACGGCCGAACCGGCTGTGGTCGTGCCGTTCAGGTTCACGTTCAGGCGTGCCGCCGACGTGCCGCCCATGTCTCCCTTGCCAGCGATGACGCGCCCGCGCCCGTCCGGAAGGCCGAACGTGGTCGACCCGTCGCCGCTACCGTGCGTCGTTCCGATGACGGTGAACAGGTTTGCGTAGGTTGTGCGACTAACCGACGAACCGTCGCACAACAGCCAGCCAGCAGGCGCGACGGCCCCGGCGAAATCCAACACGGTGCCGGTCATGCCGGCCCAAAGATCAAGTACGCGGCTCACACGCCTCCCTGGTTCATAAGTGCGGCCACGTCAGGATTCGCGGCCATGAATGCCTTCAGCTTTTCCAGCGCCAGTTCGGCGGCGGATTTCTCAGGCTGTTTGGTGACAAGCTCCCATGCGGCCCCGTTCCACTTCGGGATTTGGCCGGCAGGGACTTCGGCCGGCGGCGCGGCCTCGGTGGTGTAGGCAGGCAGCAGCCACACGCCGGCTTCAAGTGGGCTTTCATCCGCCATGGTTTCGCCGACATACAGGCCGGCGCGGCTGAATTGATAAACAATTTTCGTGGTCATGGCTTCTGTCAGTATTTGATGCAAGCCAGCAGGGCAACGTTACGCGGACGGGCTTCCGCGCCGCCGGCGCTCGCGGTCGTGAACGGGTGCGTGTGCGCGCCGGCCGAGTCGGTCACGGACGTGTAGGTGCGGCTCGATCCACCATCGCCCGTCGAACCGTTCGTGCTGCCGTCGCGCGCAAAGGTCGGGATGTTGTGCGTGTGCGCGCCGGCACTGTCCGTGGTGCCAGTATGCGTGTGCGCCAGGTTCTGGCTGGCCTGACTGGTGCCCAGCGCACGCCCGGCGTCAACCCCACGCCCGTCATCCAGGCTGCGCAGGAACTCGCCGCGCAGGTCCGGCAGGTTGAACGTGTTGAACCCGTCGCCCGTGCCGAACGTCGTCCCGATGGCCGCGAACAGCGCCGCATAGGCGGTGCGGCTGACGGCTGCGCCGTTCGCTTTCAGCCAGCCCGTCGGTGCGGTCGTGCGCGCGAAGTAGGCAACCTGGCTGACAGGGGCCAGGCGGTCGCTCTCGGCCTTGCTGTACACGTCCAGGTTCGTGCGCGCGACGGCCTTGTCTTGCAGGTCGTACAGGTTCTGGTCTTGCTGCAGTGCCGCTTCCAGGTGGCTGGCCGGTTCGTTCTGGACCGCGACCAGCTTGGTCCCGCCTGGATAGGACTGGCTCAGTGTCAGGCGCGTCATGATCGTGGCGTGTGGCGTCCATTCGGTGCCGCGCACCAGGCGCACGCCTTCCACGTAGACGGCCAGACCAATGGTGTTCGTCACGGTCAGGTCCACGACGGTCTGGCTGGCCACCAGCGTCTGCGCTTCCTCGATTGTGTCCACGACCACGTTCACGTCCGTGGGGTCGTGCCAGCTGAAATCGCCGGCGGCGTTGCTGTCCTTCGTCAGAATCTGCCCAGTCAGGCCGCCAGGGATCAGCGTGGCCGGAGTGACGTTGTTCATGATCCAGGTCTGCGTGACGACAGCCACGTTCGGATCCAATTGGACCACGATGACGCCCGCGTTCGTGACCATGAACACCATACGGGCCACAGTGTCCGTAAACGCCCCATCCGACGGCGTCGGCTTGTAGGTTTCCGGCAGGTTGCCGACTGCGAAAAGGCCGCCCTGGTCGTCAAAGATGCCGATTTCGCGCAGCGTGAAACCGCTGACGCTCGCTGGGATAACGATTTCAGCGATGAACCGCGTGGTGTCGGCCGGGTCAGGATAAACGCGGTTCGGTGCAGCCCGATACATTTCGCGCACCAGTTGCGTCTGGCCTTCGGTCGGAGTCACGGCGTTGCCGTTGCCGTCGCCGACAGCGATTTGCGGCAGGTTGATGGGAGTGCCGCTTACCTCAGCCTGGGCCAATTGCTGAAGGCCATAAGTGGTATGGATTGTTTTATAAGTTGTCATCAGTATGGTCACTTATGCCAGGGTAAGGCTCGTGCTGCGGACAACGCCATCGCTGCCCTTCACCTTGATTTTTAACTGCGTGTTGCTGGTCAACTCAAACATCATGTCGCCGTTGTTAGACGGGGCGGCAGAAGCATTTGGGCGCTGAATAACGTTGCCATTGTTATCAATGCTCATTGCCAGTTTCCACGTAACCACAGCCCCTGCTGTACCAGTCGCAGCAACGTTCCAATTGTGGGTTCCGGAAACCTGTTCGTAATGTGATGCCTGCTGGCTTCGCGCGTAGCGCCAATTGCCGCCGTCGAAATAGGAGTTGGTCGACCACAAGCTGTTGCATGCGCCAGAAGTCGATGAAAACAGTGCGTTGCCTGCCGCGCCGACTTCCATGGCGCGGAAGCCACTCCCCCAGGCGCTGCCCTGTACGCCAATGCCGGCATTGCCAAAAGTTGTGACAGATGCTAGCCCGCCATTTCCTTTGCATGAATGGAATACAGCGTCGATCAATCCATATAGACCGTCTCCGCTTGACCAATTGGCAGGGACAATGCCTCTCACGTCCCAGTAAGCCGCAACCACGCCACTAGCAGCGTAGATCAGATATTGCGACCTGAAGTCATCCGATCCATTGGTGGTTTCAAAACCGCCGCCGCGAATGTCCCACGCCTCAAATTTGTTGGTTCCGCCTGCCACATAGTCAAGATAAATCGGGTTTTGCCCAATGTCGAAACCGTTCGCCACTGCCGTTCCGCGCATTGCATCCAGGTTGATGGCCTCGATATGAAGCGCCGAAATCTTCGAACCAACGTCTGTTCCAGAGCAAACGGCATAAATGCCATTGCCGCCGCTCGCTCGGCGGCTGACGCCTCGCACTTCCAGACGCAACACGCATTCGTTGATGAATGCCCCGTTACTGCCCTTCACCTCAAGCCGCGTTCCGTGCCTGCCGTTCCCCTCCGTGTAGATATCCAGCCTGGCATTCTCCACCCAGTCATACCCATCACATACGATGGCGAAGCCCTCCATGCCGGCATTGCTGATGCGGGCCTGGATGCGGCAGTGATCGCCGTTAAGCAGGGCCAAGCCATAGCGCCCCGACCCGTCGCCGGTAATACTGAAGTCGCCGATGATGTGCGTTGGCTTGTACAGCGCTCCACCAGAAACCGACACCCAGTCTGCGCCGCTTGAGATTCCAGAAAACGATAGGCTTACCGCGCCAAAAGCAAGCCAGTGCCCCCCGTTGGTGATGGATAACGGCTGCGTCAGCTTATACGTGCCTTCAGGCCAAACGAGCGGCTTACCGCTTGCGATGGCAGCCAGTATCGCGGTCGTACTGTCCAGAACTCCGGAAGGGTCTGCGCCACCTGCGAACGCAGGATCAGTCACGAACGACATCTGCGCGCGCAACCATTCGCTGCGGTTCAGAAGCGCCTGAGCCGGCCTGTTCAGTGGGCCGCCAGGCCCGCCCAGCAGTGCGGTCGTCGTGTCAATCTGCGGTACGGCATCCCAGCCGGCCGTAGCGGTCAAATTCGTCATGAAATCCTCAGTTCAGTTTGAAACCATTTGCTTTATTGCCGCCGTCGGCATTGCGCGAACCATCCGCCACCAGGCTGTACTGGAAGCCGTCCACAGTGATTTCATTCCCCAGCACGGCCGCCGCGCCGACGGTTGGGCCAGCCGTCGTCGCCACGCTCGTAGCGACATCGGACAGGTGCGAGCGCAGGTTTTTCGTTGACGCAACCACGTACAGCAGCCGCTGCAGTGCATCATGATCAAATCCGACCTGATCGCCGGTCAGCAGCAGGCGGAATGTGAACGGCGCGCCCGCCGGCGTCTGGTTGAACCATTCCTGAACTTGGACATCCAGACCCAGCGCCTGCAGCGCGCGCTTGACAGCGCCGGCGGTTCCCTTGTGCCGATGCACATACAGCGACTCTGCGACGGCCTGGCGCTTCTGCGTTTCGGTCCAGTCCGTGTTCCATTCGTCCAGCGAAACCGACCACGCTAGAGCCGGCAGCGTCGCCAATGGGGTCGCCGCAGGCTGGTAGAGCGTCCGCAGCGGCACTGGCACATCGCCGATGCGGGACGAGGCGGCCGACAGGGCGATTTCCTGCGATGTCGCGTTCGGCGGCAGCAGTTCGTTATTCATTGCGCAGCGTGCTGACGGTGATGGTGATTCCCGTGCAGTACGCCGCTTGGGACTGGGTGACGACCACGTTAGCGGACGGCGACGACAGGTTCACATTCTGGACGCCAGGCTGGTGCAGTTGGGCCATCAGTCCGGACACGGACACGTCCATGCCCATGCGGTTGATGTCGGCGACGTGCGCCGTTGCCGCGTTCAACGCAGCCTGCCGCACCACTTCCGCATCCGGTCCTGGGTACAGGACCAGTTCGGCCGTGACGGCATAGTCCACGATGTCTGCGCTGAATACGGACACGTTGTCGGTCATCGGACGGATTTCATCGGCGTTCAGGGCCGCGCTGACGGTCGCCAGCAGTTCGTCGCTGGCCTCGCCGTTACCGGTGCGGGAAAGCACGTACACGCAAACCTGACCCGGCGTCGGGCTGGTGGCCGAAACGTCCTTCACGTCACCATCTGCCGACAGCGCATGAAACACATACGAACCCTCGCTGCCGGCGGTCGTATATCCTTCGAACGACAGCTGAATACGGCGCCGGAAATCGTCGTCTGCCTCATAGGTCGCCGGCACGGGCGGAATCGCCGTGTCGTCGCCAGCATCCAGCAGAAGGCGCTCTACGTTGAAATTCGCACCGATGTTGTCCAGGTCAGCGCCGGCCGCGTATGGCAGTAGTAGCGCCTTCGCGGCGTCGTTGATGCGCTGGCGGATCACGGTTTCGCGGTAGGCTGCGGCTTCCAGCTGCTTGAACGCAGGGTCGCTTTCCACCAGGGCGGTGAACGCGGGGTCGCGTGCCTGATAGTCGGCCAGCATCGCGGCCAGGATTGCTTCGAAGTCGAGCGTTTCCACCACATCGGGTGGCGGCAGCTTCGACAGGTCCACAGTGGTGAATGTATTGGCCATTATTGAACGATGATGCCTTCCAGCGTGATGGCCGTGCCGTCAGGGAGATAGTTCCCGGTGATGTCCAGCGTGACGCGGCCCGGCTCAGCGCTGGCAGCCTTCACCTTCGTGACCTGGATGCGAGGTTCCCAGCGCGCGAGCGCGTCCACGGTGGCGGCGTAGATATCGGCCAGCGTGCCGCGATTGATCGGCGCATCCACCAATTCAAACAGCCTGCTGCCATAGTCGCGACGCATCACGCGACTGCCAATCGGCGTCGTCAGGATGTCCGTGATGGACTGGTACAGGTGATCGATGCCGGACAGGCGTTTGCCCGTCAGCGCGTGGGTTCCGTTCATTGCCCCATTGTCGAACGGGGCAGCGGTTCCCTCTTGTGGTGGGTTTCCCGTTACTGCGGCGCGCCCGTGATCCCGCCGCCAGTCTGCACGCCAGTGTGCTTGTGCGTGCTGCCGATGTCGTGCCCGTTCGACGTTACGCCTGCCAGGTTCGTGCTGCCCGTGACCTTAAACGACCCGCTGATGGTTGCCGTGTCGCCCGTTCCGCCTGACATCGCCATGCCGCCCTGACCCGTCAGAACGCCCTGAACTGTGACAGCGCCCGTGAACAGCGACTGCGGCGCGTCCACGGTCAGTTGTTGCGTCGTCAGCGTGGACTGGCCCGCTTCCAGCTTCAGGGTCGTGCTGCCGATGTGCGCGGTGATGTCGCTGTTCTTCAGTACCAGCGTTGCCGCGCCAACGTGCAGCGTCAGATCGCCTGCTGACGGGATGTCCAGGACGTAGTGATGGCCGGCGCGGTCGTAATCCTGGAACGCCCCGTCGCCCCACTGATAGCGGGTGTGGTCCTTGCTGCTCGCCGGCGCAGGGTGCGCGTCCTGCGGGATCGCGCCCATGATGGCCGCCGCCGCCAGTTCGCCGGACGGGGCCAGCACTATAACCTGTTCGCCGACCTCATGCGCCGACCAGCTTCGGTCGCCGCCGGCGCGCGTGGTTCCCCACGGCAGCCAGTCTGTGGTGATGTCTCCCAGATCCACCTTCGCGCGCGCGTTGGCCTCGTCCAGTTCGGCGATGGTGCCAACGCGGACGATGTTCGCCAGGCGGCGATCCAGTTCGCCGATCATGGATGCACCTGGTCGTAGTCATCGACGTGCTGCGCCCCGATGTCCGGGACCATGCCCAGGAAAACGGTCGTCGGCACAGGCGAGCCGTCGTCGGCCCACACGGACTGGCCGAAGTGCAGAACGTGGGTCCACTCGACGCGCCAGACCTCGTACTGGTCCAGGACCGGGTGGAAGTCGTCACGGTAGCAGCCGATGACCTTGGCGGGGCCAGACTTGGCCGGCGGCCAGCGCAGCTGCTTGCGCAGGAACGCGGCGAACGCCGTCGCCAGTTTGCGGGCTTCCTGCTTGGCCCTAGGCGTGCGCATGCCGACGACAAATCGCGCCTCATAGCGCGCCGTCATGGCCTGCTGCTCGGTGCCAGGATCGAATGCGTCGGGGTCGGAATCCATGTCAGCGCAGTCCAGAAAACAGCACGGGACCGGCACGTCGTTGCGGTCGATTTCATCGAAGCTGACGCGCTTCAGTGCCGGGAATGCCGTCCCGATGGCGTTCTCCATGGCCGCGTGCAGCGCGTCCAGATCGCATTCGGTTATCGTGTCCGCCATTTCAGTTCGTGTTCAAACGTTTTCCAGAATTGCCTCTCGAATTCGGCACTCATGATGCCGTCGCGGGCGATGGTTTTTTCGGCCGGCTTTTCGATTGCGTCGCTCTGCTTCTGGATCGGCAGCCGGGCCGTGCCCACGCGCTTGAAAACCTGGTGCTCGGCGATGAAACCGCCCTTGACGACACGGCCGCCCTGGGCCGACACGCCGGACCCTGTTTGCTTCGGTTTCAGCCAGATCAGATCGACGGGGTTCAGTCCATACCAGACCTTGGCCACGCCGCCGTCTGGCGTCTGCTTGAACTTGACGGATTTCAGGCGACGGCGGATCACGGCCTGCTGGATTTTCAGTTCCTTGGACAGCCCTTTTACCGACCGCACGCGCAGCCATGTGGCCATCTTGTTCAGCGTGCTGCGCAGGGCTAGGCGCGCCTGGGCTTCTGTGGCAGCCAAGTCTACGACCAACTGGTCCAGCTGGTGGCCATCAATCTCCAGTTCGATCATTGCGCCGCCAGGATGATGGCGGCCATTCCGGTGCCGTCGGCCTTTGGCGTGGTCAGCACGTCGTATGTCGCACCGGCCACGGTGACGGCATCGCCGCGACGGACGCCTGCGGCATCGCTGACCTTCACGGTCAGCGTCACCTGGTTGTCGTCGCGGTCGTAGCCGCCCAGCTTGGCAGTCAGGGACGGGTCGTCAAACACGCCCTTGATGTCGCGCGTACCGCCGGCCTGGAACTGGACGACAGCAGGGACGGCGAAGTCGTCCAGCTGCAGGAAGTCGTCCAGGTCGTCCCAGGCCGGGTTCATGGCTTAGACGGACTGCTTCTGCGCCACGATGGTGACGCCGGCGTTACCGACCGGGTTCGTGCCGCCAACGGTGGCCACGGCGCGGATGTAGCGCTTCAGGTCGCTGGTGTTGAACTCGATCTGCTGGGTCAAATCAGCGGTCGTTACCTGCGAGAACGCCAGGTTGACGGCTTGCGGTGAAATCACCACGTCAGCCCAGTTGGTCGAACCATCGGCGCTGTGCTGGATTTTCACATCCAGGGTCGGGCTGGTGCCGGTCATGGCCTTGGCGTTCAGGGCAATGATGGCCTTGTCTTCATATGGCAGCAGGTCGAACGCCGGGCCGTTCAGGCTGGCGGTCAGCGGCTGCGAAACCAGGACCGGCTTTACGGCGAGTGCTTTTACGGTGGGCATGGGTATGTCCTTGGAATGAAATTATTTCTTGGCCTTGCCGGTCGGCTCGGCTTCATCGGTCGCGTCCGGCTCAACGTCGGGCTGGTCTTCCTCGGTCGCCACGCGCGCCAGGTTGCGGCCCAGCAGGTCGCGCGCTTCCGAATTGGTGACTTCGACCACTTCGCCGGGCATGGCGATTTCGCCCGCCAGCATGAACGCCGACAGCACGACCAAATAAACTGTGTCTTGCATGGTTGTTCCTTTGGGATGAGGGGCGGACTAGCCGCCCCTCTGCCGGATTAGTTCGCGGTCACGCCGTTACGGCCCAGGCAGAACGACTGGGTGCGACGGATAGCGACGTCCACGTCCTGGAACACGACGATGCGCACGCGGCCCTTCTTCGAGCCGCTGTACGGATCGACCATCATTTCCAGACCGCCCCACATGCCGATCAGCGCGTCAGCGAAATTGCCGAACAGGACATCGCCGGTGTTCACCTGGTTGGTGATGCCGCAGCCGTAGCCGTTCACGGTGCCGCCCGGCTCCCAGATGGTTTCGGCGCTGGACGAGGTCGGGAACTTCAGCGCCGTCTTCGCATAGCCACGGAAGCCGGCGTTGGCGACGTACTGCATGCTGTCCACGTCGGCGTTGTCCAGCGCGATCTTGGTTTCCATCGAAACCAGTTCGGGGAACGTCGGAGCGCCAGCGGCGGCGAACGGAACGGCGTGGATTCCGGTCTGGTTCGTGATGCCCAGCGGCTGGTGATCGCTGCCGATGCCATACAGAACGGCCTTGTCGATTGCCAGGCCCAGCTGGACAGCCAGGTCGTAACGCAGCATGGCTTCGATATCCATGCTCGACTGGTTCACCAGCTTGCGGGTCACTTCGCTGAAGGCGGCCAGCGTCTTCGGCGACATGGTGATCTGACCCAGGCCGATTCCGGTTTCGCCAGCGTCGTCATCCTCGCCGATCCAGTACGCTTGCGCGGCTGCGGTCTGCTTCGGAATATCGATGGTGCCCTTCAGGCCGCCCAGGGTGCGGCACAGATTCAGCATCAGACCCTTGTTGCGCAGGATGTCGATGAACGACGACGTTTGCAGCACATTCTGGATGCTGTAGCCGCCGGTGTCGGCGTTCGTCGCGCCGCCGGACGTGCTGTTCATGGCGCGGGTCAGAACGTCCGCCGGGATCATGAAGCGCTCCGTGGTGCGGCCAGCCTTTTCGGCGGCAGCGCGAGACGCTTCGAATTCGAATGCGGCGGCTTCCTGGGCGCGCTTGTCGGTCGGCTCGGTCAGGGCGCGAACGACGTTCATCAGCGAGAACTGGCGCGCTTCCTTGTCGGTCAGGCCGATTTCAGCCTGGCGCGATTGCTCGTTCAGCGGCTTCTGCTCACGCTGGTTCTGTGCTTCCAGCAGCATTTCGCGGAACTCGTCCACGCTCTTGCCGGCGGTCAGCGCCGAACGCGCCAAATCGGAATGGCCGAACTTCTCGCCGATTTCGGTGATCTTGCGGACGCGCTCGCGCTCCGCATTCTGGCCAGCAGTGCGGTCAGCCGCTTCCTTTGCTGCGATTTCTTCAGGGGTCATGTGTCGATGGTCCTTAACGGTAACTGGTACTGCTGGTTTTGACGAAGTATCCGCCGGGCTCCCGGCGTCATCTTGTGGTGGGTTTCCCGCGCTGCGGCCCACGCCTACGTCGTCATCGGCAGCAACGCTGACCATGCTGACTTCGTAGGGCTGCCAGGACGTGATGCGGTACACGTCCACGCCATCGCGTTCTTCGACCAGCTTCATTCCGCTGACCGAATACCCGACGCTGACTTTCGTAACGATGCCGTCCACGATGTCGCGGAACAGCTCATCGCCTGCTTCGCTTTTGGAGAACCGAACCGTGCAGCGGCCGATACGGTCGCCGTCCACGCGGGCGGTTCCTGCTTCGATTACGCCGCGCTGGTCGCGAGCGTTGTGCATCCACAGGACCGGCGCGCTGTTGTTCAGGCGGGTCAGGTCGATTTCGCTGGCGTCGTGGCCCAGTACTTCGATGCCATACCAGCGTTCGACGCTCTCGGTTTCACTGGAAAACGCAAGCTCGACGGTGCGGGCTTCCTGGTCGATGCTCGCCACGGTGGCGTCACGTCGCAGGCCGCCACGCTCGGAAATCTCTTTCAGACGGGTAGCAATTTTGTCCATCAGGTAGCTTTCGGGGTGGATTCAGCAGCGGGCTTCGGTGGCGGCGGCACGGGCTTGCCCATGGCCAGCAACACCAGGTCGGTGGCGGTCTTTTCGTCGATGCCTTCGGCCACATAGGCGTCAATCATCGCGCGCACGTCGCGGGCGGTTTCCACGCGGACGGCGTGCGGGTCGCGGCCCTGTTCGCGGATGATCTGGCTTGGCGATGCCAGGCCGTGGCTGATGGCCTCGACTGCGCCGTCCACGTCCGCGCGCGGGTCGATCCACTGCCAGCGGCGCGGCTGCCAGCACACGGCCTTATAGCGGTCGATTTTTTCAGCCGGCAGGGCCAGGCCGTCTTCGGTCGTGATCTGGCGACGCAGCAGCGCTTGCGGCAGCCAGGATTCGAACACGGGCTGAATCAGGCTTTCGATCAGCCATTCCTGCAGTTCCTTCCAGTGCTCGCGGCTGTCCAGCGTGCCCTGGCGGATCGAACTGAAATTCACGCCTTCCAGGTCTGCGGCCAGTTCGTTGTACGGCACGCTGACGCCGGCCGCGAACGACCGCAAAACGTGCTTCATGAATGGGCCGAACTCGCCAGCCGGATACGCCGGGTTGAATTCCTTCAGCGTCAGGCCGGGCGGCAGTTCGTGGAACGTGCCGGCCTCGGCTTCGATTTCCGGCGCCTCGTCGTCGGCGTCCGCCGGCCCCATGCCGTTTTCCCACTGCAGGAAACCCATCTTGGCCGCGCCGATGCGCGCGTTAACGATGGCGGCGTCTTCGAAGCCCTGCAGCTGCTTCATGCGAAACAGCGACGTGGCCATCCAAGGCAGGCCGCGCTTCTGGCCCACAATTTCTTCCAGATAGCCGTGGATGATTTCGTCGGCAGGGATGCGGTGAAATGAATTGCCGGCGTATTGATAGTTCCAGAAAGCCTGCGACTCTTTCACCACGTTGAAGTAATACGCGACGGGACGGCCGAATTCGGTGTATTCGATGCCGGAACGGATGAAATTACCGCCTTCCAGGTCGAAACGGTCCAGGTCAATCGGGCAGCGCTGCGGGTCCAGCATCTGCAGGGCAAAACCGTACTTGCCGGCTTTCTTCCCGTAGATTTTCCTGAACATGAACTCGCCGTCCTTTGCCGCGCTGACTACGGCGGCGGCCTGGATCGCGCGCCAGCTGTTCTTCCCGGCGATGTCGGCGGTGTCCTTGTGCCCCCAGTCATCGAACGCGGCCTCAATGGCGCGGTTCGACTCGGCGTCTAGGGTTCCGTCCTTCAGCTTCACTTCGCCATGCAGGGTCACGCCCTGCGGCCCGACGATGTTCGTGCGGCACAGTGCCAGGAATTTTCGGGCGTAGTCGTTGTTCGCGCACTGCTCGCGCGAGCGTGCCACCAGGATTCGCTGGTGCAGCCGGATGATGGTTTCCGCTGGGACGGGGTGCGAACCCCAGTCGGCTGTCAGACGGTCGGATTTCGCGCTTTCGAACATACGCAGCGCGGCCCGCGCGTTGGCGAACCGGCGCGGCTGTTTTTCGGCTGGCTGCCGCTTCCAGAATTTCAGGTTCATGTCGGGCAGACGAAGCGAACGCGGACGCTGCGGCCAAAGGCCGACTGGCCCCGCGCCTTGCGCTGTTCCTGCGCCACGATGTTGCGGTATGTGTTCCGCAGCAGCAGCAGGTCAGCGATGGGCGTGCGCCACAGTTCGCGGTTGTTGATGGTGTAGCGCTGCTGGTCCTGGGTCGCGCGCTTCTCCAGCACGGCTTCGATGTTCGCCAGGACGATGGCGGCGTGCGTGCGGATTTCCGAACCAGCCTGCAGGCTGGCCATGTCCGGCTTGATGGTGATGTATCCGGCCTCGACTTCGGCCACGTCGGGGCCGTTGGTCGCGCGGATCGTGTAGGCGTAGTCGCCAGGCGGCCAGGCTGCCGTTTCGGCGGCGGTGGCGGCGATCCGGTGCTGGTTTCCGGTGACGGTGCCGGTCAGGTCGATAGCGGACGGCCCCCGCAACATCGCCGTGAAGACCCAGCCGGCTGCGGCGGGGTACGCGGTCGATGTCGCGGTGGCTTCAAATGTCAGTCCCGCAGAAAAACTGCCCGGAAGAATCGAATTCACGTCGCCCTATCGCCAAGAATGCACCCATCCACCCTGTTTTCGTGCCTTGGTGGACCGTTTAATGGGCTTAGTTTCCGCCGGGGCGGGCTTTGCATCTTGTGGTGGGTTTCCCGCAGGCTGCGGCTGCGCGGCTGCGGCGGACCGTTTTATGGGCGTTTTTGGCGTGATTTCGGGCCGTTTTTCCTCGATTTCGGGCCGTTTTTCCTCCGTTTTCGGCCCAAATTTCACGTTTTCTGGCACTTTTAGGCGCTCTGCCAGCCTTTTGAACGATGGATTCATGATTTTCAGGGCCGCGTAGGCATAAACCCGGCAGTCCAGGGCTTCATTTCGCGCCTTGTCCGGTTTTGTCCACTCCCGCTTCGGCTGGCCCTTCAGGTACTTCGTCACCAGCTTTTCGGCCGTGATCTGCTTGAACCATTCGTCCTCGCGGTCGGCCGGAACGTGGCAATAACCCGGCCCGAACTCGTTTTTGGCCAGGCGACGCATCACGATCAGCTTCGCTTCGTCCACGCCGACCACGAACAGGTCCACCTTGCGCGCCTGCTTGCCGGACTGCTTGCGCTGCGGTGCCTGCACCACGGGCATGCCCCAGCCGCCCATGCCCTTGCCGGCGAACAGCCGCCGGCCCGTCTTGCCCTTGGCGAATTCATAGGCCCGCTGGGTGTGGCCAGCCGTGCCGCCGGTGTCAAGCAGCGCGCCGCCGATGCTCAGCTGCGCGCCGGACTCGTGCAGCCAGGTTTCGGCCAGCATGTCTTCCAGGTCTTCCCATACGTCGGCCTGCAGCGTGTCGCCCCAAAGCACGCGGTATTCGACGGACCAGGACTCCTCGCCCAGCCCCCAGGCCACGATTTCGACTTCCAGGCGGTCGTTCTGCATGTCGATACCGGCCGTCAGAAACAGGCCGCCAGCGGGCACGGCCACGGGCCAGACCTCGATCTGCGCGCGCGCCTTCAGGGTCGTAGGGTCGGCCTTTTCGCCGATTTCTTCGTACGTTTCGCCCAGGCTGACGTTCTGGAACGACTGGATGTCGTCCAGAGCAAGCTTGTCCAGGTACGACTGGACGATGGCAGCCAGCCGGCGGAACGTGGAAAGCATTTCAGGCGCGTGGAACGATGCGTGCCCACGGAACGGCTTCGCGGCCTTCCAGCCGTGGCCCTTGGCTTCGGCCGTGCGGATCGCCGCGATGCGCTGGCCGTCGTCCCAGCAGCTGCCGCAGTGCTCGCACACGTACACGGCGGTGTCCGGCCGATGGTCCTGGCCCACGTCCAGTTCGGCTTCCTTGATGCTGGTCGATTTCCGGCCGCTCCAGCGGACCTGCGACCACTTCAGCCACTGCGGTTCGTCGCAGTCGGGGCACGGCACATAGTACCGGCGCTGGTCGCCCTCATCAAACCCGGTTTCAATCCGGCTTTCGCCCTTGATGGTCGGCGTGCTGGACTCCGTGCGGATTGCCTGGTCGCCGAACGTCGCGGCGCGCTGGGCCAGCAGTTCAACCGGATCGCCTTCGGGCGTGGCGTCCATGCCGTCGATTTCGTCGGCCTGGGTGATCGGCGCGGATCGGCCGCGCAGGGTCTTCGGGCTGCCGGCCCAGCTGAACATGAGCCAGCCGCCCACGTAGCTGATAATGCGGCTGTTGTTGACGCCCTCGCGGCCCCGCTGCTTCGCCATTTTGTCGGAAATGGTTGGGTTCGCGTCCAGCATGGGGCGCAGCTTGGTTTCCAGGAACGTCTGGATGTCGCCCTGCGTCGGCTGGACGAAAATCTGGCTGCGCGGCTCGTGCGCGATGAAATACCCCGTGATGCACTGCTGAATGGTCGTTTTGCCCAGCTGCGCGCCGGTCATGTACGACACGCGGCGGATGCCGGGTTCCTTGATGACATCCAGCATGCCGCGCTGGTAGGGCGCGTTCAGGAACGAAATCGGGCCTGGGATCGCATTGCCGACCGGGATGCGCACGTTCTGTTCCGCCCAGTGGGACGGCAGGATGTCGGCCGGCGGGATCAGGTTGACGGCGGCCCGGCGGATCGCGGCCAGCACGGCATCCGCGTTGCTGAAGGTTTCGGCGGCGACGGCGGTCATTCTTCGTCGTCGCCTTCGTCTGCCAGGGTCAGGTCAGCTTCGGCAGCCGCCTGCAGCGCCAGGGTCAGTTCGCCCCGCAGCACTTCCTTGAACCGGGTTTCGTTCGTCTCGCCCAGCAGCTGGATGACCACGCGCTGTGGCACGTTCATGACGTTCGCGCGGACCTCCGCGAACGCCTTGGCCTGGGCGCGTTCGAACTCGCGGATGGGCGCGACATCGCCACGGGCTTGGGCCAGTTCCAGTTCGGCCTTCAGCATCTTGGCGGCGGCGGTGCGCTTTTCGATTTCTTCCAGGCCGTCGGGCGCTTCCCCTGCCGCATTGCGGGCCGCCTGCTCGACGCGCCACTGGATGACGGTCGGCAGGTCGAACACGGCGGCGACGCCGCGCCGGCCGCGCTGGACGATGGGGCAACCGTCCTTCAGCCAGCGGTCAATGGTCGGCTCGGAGACGCCCATGGCCTGGGCGATTTCGGCGCGGTTCATTTGGACGGTCATGCGGACGCCGTAGCTTCCAGCGCGAACAGGCATCGCAACCACAGCTGCGCGCCGGCTTTGGTCAGGTGCGCAGCTGAATGGGCGTCCGCGACCCACTCGGGCCAGTAGCCCTCCCAGCCGGAACTGCGCATGTGATCGCGCATCGCCCCTACTGTCAGGCCGGGGTAGCCGTATTGCATCAGGAAGCTACGGACGGCGCGGTTTTCGCCGTCGGAATCCATCAATTCTCGGTCCATATATTACCTTTCGTAATTATAAAATCGGCTTTCAAAACCCACCCAGATATGGAGCCCTGCGGGTGTTTG